CCGACGCCGACCACCGGCGACAGCTCGACGAAACTGGCCACCACGGCCTTCGTCCAGACTGCGGCGCTCGTCACTGGCGGCACCGCGGCGATGCAGCCGTCGAAGACCTCGGCCTACACCGCCGCGGCCGGAGACTTCGTGCCGGTCAGCGCCAGCGGCGGCGCCGTGACCATCACCCTGCCGTCGGCGCCCGCCAACGGAACGCGCGTGACGATCATGAAGACCGACTCGTCGACCAACGCGGTCACGATCGCGCGCGGTGGCTCCGACGTGATCAACGCTGGCGCAACGTCGCTCGTGCTGCCCGGCCAGTTCCAGGTGGCCTCGCTGGAGTACTCCTCGGCCGCCGCGACCTGGTACAACCAGGAGGCCGCCGCGCCGTGCAAGTTCACCTGGCTCGTCCAATCCGGTACGCGCGCAAGCGGTTACGGAGATATGCCCGAGGGCGTGTACTTCGACCAGGCGGCCACGATCTTCGCCGTCCAGTTCCGCATCGGCACCGCGGACGCGTCCGGCTCGAGCACGCTGGCGCTCTACAGCAACACGACCAACGCCAGCACCGGAACGGCGCTGACGAGCGGATCGACGACGCTGGCCACCGCGACGGCGAACAACAAGACCGTGCTGACCGGGCCGTGGTCGATCGCCGCGGGCACCTTCCTTCAGGTCAACGCCACCGCGGTCGGCACGACGCCGGGCAAGCGCCTCTACGCCGACGTGATCGGAATATACGTCTGATGTTCGTCGCACGCGCCGCCAACAGCGGTCCCGCATCCCAGCGGATGTATCTGAACACGAACTACAGTCCGGGCACTTCAACGGCCCAGCTGACGAACATGACGGCCGACCCAGGCTTTCCGGCCACCGTGCTGTCGTCAGCGAAGATCGTGGTCGACGTCGCGGGGACGATCAACGTCACCGCGCTGATGACCCTGTCGTCGGTCTCCGGCGGCTGGACCACCACCGGCTACATCTACCTCAACGGCGCGCAGATCGCCTCCGGCAGCCGCTCCACGGCCGGAACGATCCCGCTGTCGGCGTCCGCCGTGGCCGTGAATGCCGGAGATCTCATCGACCTACGCGCGGTCTCCCAGTTCGCTTCCACGAGCACCGTCGCATCCGGTTCCACCTCCACCTACGTGGAGATCGACCCCGCATAGCAATCGAAAGGAGGGAAATCATGCTGACCATCGTTGTCGACCTGCTGGGCGTCCTCGTCAAGGACCTGCCCACCATCGTCGCCCTGGCGTCCTCGGCCTCGGCCTGATCGCCCCACGAAAATAGCGCCCCCTCATTCCCATCCACGGGATTGAGGGGGCGCTATTTGTCGTTTCCGGGCAGGTTACTTGCGCTGCTGTACGTCCGTGATCCGCGCCTCGGTCTCCTTGGTGGACTCGTCGTAGGTGGCCTGGCAGGTGAACTCGGAGTGCATCAGGCCGCCCAGGGAGTTCTGGGCATCCACAGCGCCGGTGATCGTCCAGCCGTTCTTCGAATCGCCCTCGGGCTGCTCGTCGCTGAACTTCGCCGTGCCGGGCGATACGAGGTGATCCTTCGCCGCCTTCTCACACATCGACACCGCGAACTCCGTGCGGTGGCGCTCCACGTCGGCAGGATCTTCCTTGGGGTCGTAGAAGAAGAAGAACCAGACGAGGCCGCCGATGACGGCGAGGACGACCGCGGTGATCAGGAAGTCCCGCCAGGTCGCCTCCTTCTTCTCGCCGTCGCCGGAGGGGGCGGTTTCAGGGGCAGTCATGGGCAATGTCTCTCTGCGACAGTGGATGTGGCGATCTGATCATCGCCGAGAAGGTGCTGCGGCGTTACTTGAGAGTGACACCGACCGGCCGCATGGGGCCGATGATGTTGCGCCGGAGACGACGCCAATCTTCACGGGCGGCTGACAGCGCCGTCGGGTGAGCGCCGACACGGCCGAGCTTGCGGACCAGCTGGTCTCGAAGGCGGTACTCGAGCTTCTTCCACTGCCCCCGCTCGACGAGCCCCGCGCAGGTATGGCAGGCGGCCCAGTTCCCAGTCGTATCCATGCCGAGCACGTTCGTGAAGGTCCGCGCCGGGAGTATCCACGAGGCGCGCTCCTCGATGCAGAAATCGCAGTCCAGGCGCTTGTAGGTCTCGTCGACCTCGACCGCTACAGGCTCGTGGTCGAAGGTGTACTGGGGCGGGTGGATCGGAGTCTTGCGCTCGCCTTCGCGAAGGTTGTGCAGGACGACGCCGCAGGTGATGCAAATGAAGATGGGATGCGATTCCTCGGTGCTCACCTGCGGCATCCTCCCACGGGTCACTGACCGGCGCGTTGGCGCTGGCGCATTTCCCGCGCGGTATCGAGCACGACCGACAATGGCAGGCGCTCCTTGCCTGGCGGCAACTCGACCCACCGGCGCAACACATCGCCCGGTTTCGGATAGACCAGGATGTTGCTCGGCGCCGACAGGCCGATCGGACAACCCGGCTCGTTCCACAGCAGCTCGCGGGCGTGCACGAAGTCCGTTAGGTGCAGGTCCAACTTGACGATGAACTGCCAGAACCGCGCATCCTCGTTGGCGATGACCGGCGTGTGCAGACTCAGCCGCGCCAACTCCTCGTGGACGAGCTGGCCGAGCCAGTCGTCCATTCGCACGGTGTAGACCGAGCCCTCCGAAGCGATGTTGGTGACGATGCTGTCGCCGTCGACCGAGATCCGCGCGCCCAGGTCGTGCTCGCGGTTGTACTCCTGGACGCGCTGGCGCAGTGCGTCCCTCTGGGCTGTGTCCATGACTCCTCTTGGTGTGTTCGACGATTGACGAGGGAGGTGCGGGAGCCCTCTCGCTGCGTCAGGCAAACGCAGGGCCGGTTTCGATTGAGAGGGCCTCCCGCGGGCCGCCGAGCGGGGAAGAAGTCGCCCGGCGGGGTCTGAAGGCGCTGACCTACGGCACGAGCCAGAGGTGCTCGTAGGTCAGCCGGGGTAAGTCGAGGGAGCGCAGGGGCTCCACCGTCACGTGGTCAGGGTGGTGATGCTCCGACCAGATCCGCGCGAACCGCTTCGCCGCTGTCTCACAAGCCCGGTATGACAGGTCCATACCGGTTTGAGTGAAATGCACGACGACCTTCACATCCTTCTCGCCCGGCCGCGGAGACACCGCGGTCACCGCAGGCTCCCGACCAGATGGCCAGAGACGACGCTGAGGTGTCGCTTTGGCTTCGGCGTCACCGGCGCCACCACTGGCAGCTCGGTGGTGGGGAAGTCGTTGGGGTCGAACAGCTTCTCCTCCTCCGGCCGGTACGCCGCGAATCGGCCCGTCCAGTCCGGGTGGCCGTGCTCTGCCAGCATCCGGGAGGCGGCGTAGTCGCCGTGGCTCTCCTCGGCGCGCCGACGGAAGTAGCGCTCGATCCGGTGGACGCAGTAGGCCATCGCCAGCAGCGCGGCGATCGTGATGACCATCAGACTCGTTGTGTCCTTGAACATCTCGGCCGCCTTATACGTAGTGCTGTGCATAGCGGGTGGCCAATGCGTTCCGGCCGGTAACCCGGTCGATGGCGTGGACAATTGCCACCGCCGACGGCCGCAGGGTGTCCTGTGGCTGCTCGATCCACTGGCAGTAGCCGTTCTGTTCGGTCAGTGGCGACGGCAGCATCATCGACGCCCCGGCGCCGACGATGCAGGCGCCATCGACGAGCAGCAGCGACGAGTACTGATCCAGGGGCGTCTCCCCGCGTGCTAGGAAGGTCCAGCGACTGTTGCGGATGCCGACGATCGGGCCGCGCATGTTGAGCGTGTGCAGCCGCTCGCGCACTTTTTCGCCCAGCGCCGCGGGCATGGTGATGGCGGTCAGGTCGATCATCCGGGTCATGATGTGACCCTTGGACGCCCAGCATGGCAGCTGGAATCTGTCCTGGTACCGGGCGAGCCGGGTGTAGATGTCGTCCGCGGTCACGGTTGTCGTGGTCATGAGTCCTCCAGGAGCTCCGATAGAAGCGCCCGGCGCGGCCGGAGGGGTGGTGGTCACTCTGCGAGTGGTAAGTGACCCCGACCACGGCCGGGTGCAGAATCAGTGCACCACTGCAAGACCGTAGTGACAATGCCATTGCGGAAATGTCTTCGAAGTCCTGCGAAGTCCCAGGGGATGTGCCATCCTGATCCCACAGAATTGCCAGAATGAGAAAGCCTGGTGACCAAAGTGGCAAAGGATGCGTCGCCGTCTCCGCTTCCGAGACGTCAGCTGGGCCGATATCTTCGCAAAGGGCGCGAGGATATCGGCCTCACCTTGAAGCAGGTCTCGACCGAGATGGAGTGGAGCTTGAGCAAGCTGGCCCGCATCGAGCGCGGTGAGATGGGCAAGCTGACGACTCGCGACATCGAGGCCCTGTGCAAGATCTTGGAGTTCGACGACGAGCGCACCAAGGCGATGATCGGACTCAATCAGCAGTCGGCAACCAAGAGTTGGTGGCACGCCTACGGGGATGTAATCCCAGAAGGCTTCAACGTGTACGTCGGTCTGGAAACGTCCGCCGTCGCGATGGACATCTTCCGGCCGGACATCATTCCTGGCCTGTGTCAGACCGCCGATTACGCCCGCGCGCTCGACAGGATCTTCTTTCCCAACGACTCGGAGGAGGAGCAAAGGGGACGCATCGAATTGCGGATGAGCCGCCAGGCAATCCTGACCCGAAGAACCAGTCCACCAAAGGTGGACGTGGTGCTGCATGAATCGGTTCTACACACTCAAGTGGGAGATTCCGAGGTGATGGCCGGACAACTCCGGCACCTCGCCGACATGAGCACCCGAGACAATGTGAGCGTCCGCATACTGCCGTCGAGCGCGGGATTCCCGCTCGGCATCCCAGTCGGCCCGTATGTGATTCTGGATTTTCCGGACGATAACGAGCCGACGGTCGTTTACATCGAGAACTTCACGGGCGACGCCTACCTTGAGGGAGAATCGGATGTCGCACGGTACCGTGAAGCATCTGCAATCATCCAGCACGCTGCGCTGGATGCAGTTTCCAGTAGGAGCCTGCTTCGGCGGGTAGCAAGACAACGAAGGGACGATTGACCGTGAGCATTGACCTGTCCGGGGCCAAGTGGTTCAAGAGCAGCCGCAGCTCTGGGGGGAAGGAATGCGTGGAGGCGGCACACCTGGATGGCGGCCACGTCGGCGTTCGCGACTCCAAGAACCCGACCGGCCCGGCGCTCATCTTCACCCCCGGCGAATGGGACGCCTTCATCGGCGGAGTGATGGACGGAGAGTTCAACCGGCCGCAGGCGTAGCCCGCGGCGAAAGGACATGCCCCCAGCCCGTTGGGTTGGGGGCTTCTTTCTGTCTCGGCCCGGATGGCCGATAGCTAAAGGGTTGCTGACTAGGTCGCCCGCGAACGTGTTGTGAACGTTTTCGTGAACGCTTTCGGTCCGAACCCCCCCGATGCCAACCGATCGCAACCGATGAGAGCATCGGTGCGTCGGCGGCATAGGGCCTGCTCAGGAGATAGATTCTGATAGGTCTGGATCGGCTTGTAAGACATCCCCGGAAACCGATGGCACAATCGTGGAGTTCTATGGGATGCAGGCCCGAAATAGGCCCTCCACCTGCGCCGGTCGGTTCCGGCCCGAGCGGCGTGAACGTTTACTCGAACGTTTTCGCCGTGTGGTCGCTCAACCGATGGCGGCAAAGTCGATAACTGGCGCCTCGGCGATCGACACGTAGAAGCGGTTCGTCACCGGACTGTTGATGCCGTGGCCGAGGATCTCGCGCGCCCGCGCGAGAGCCACATCCTTGCCGAGATCCAGGTAGTGCTCGACGACGCGGGTGGCCCTCGTCGACCGCAGCGTCTTCAGCGTGGAGCCCTCCAGGGGCGTGCCCTTGACCACCTGCCGGTAGGTCTCATCGAGGTATCCCGGCGCCATGATCCGGCCCTGATGCGTGGCGAATGGGAATTTGCACTCCGGCTTCGCTTCGAGCTTCCGACGTTTCAGCACCGCGATCTCATCCGCGGAAACTCGGATGCGTCGGCGCGAGTCGTCGGTCTTCGGAAACGGCTGCCGGAATGAGATGAGCATCTGCGCGTCCGGCAACATGCTGGCAGGGTCCGATCGAAGGATGTACTCCTGCGGCTCCAGTTCGAATTCCGCGATCAACTTGTCGGCCTGGGCGCGGGTGACCAAACACGATACGGCGGTGGCGCCCACCGACACCGTCCGCTCATCGAAGTCGATATCGGGGAATTCCAGCGCCATGACTTCGCTGGGCCGACCGGCCACCGCATACAGCGTGGTCGTGAAATCCAGATATCGACGCCCGGTGTACCGCGTCTCTTTCACTCGCTCGGTTTCAAGGTGGCGATAGAGCTCGTATTCCTCGGGCGTGAACGGCTCCGGCTCGTCGGCGAACCATTTGCGCGTCGTCACCTTCTTCCACCGGCGCTTGTGGCCGGTGCTGCGCTTCAGTTTCACGCCCGCGGCCGGATTGTCGTCGCGTCCTTCGTCGGCGATGAACCAGTCGAACGCCTGCCGGAGAATCGTGGCCTGCCGCGCCTGTTTCACCGGCGTGCTGGCCATCAGCTCGAAATGCAGACGGAAGTCTTTGCGCAGAACCGTCTTCGCCTTCTTCGCGCCGAGCTTCGAGTTCGCGATCTTCAGAGTGTCCGGCCGCGACCGATCGAGCACCTCGATTTCGCGGTAGTACTCGGAGAGCGTCTGGATTCGCTTCGCGGTATTCGCGGACTTCTCCTCCGCGGCATACCACGCGCGCACGAGCTCGAGGACGGTCGGATCGTCGCTGTAGTCGGTGCTGGCGATCGGCCGCGGCTTCCACTGCTTGATGCGCTTGGCGAGATCCTTGCGGCACGCCTCTGGTGATCGGCCGAAGCCCCAGACCTTGCTCGGATCGCCGTCGTCAGGCTCGCCGATGCGCACCATCTGCTCGTAGCACCCGCGCTGGCTGTTCCAACGCGGCTCCAGGGGCCAGGGCTTACCCGGCTGTCCGGGGGCCAGTGGCGGACGCCCCATCGGCCTCTCCTCTCTCTCGGCGTTCGATGCCCGCCTCGATATCGCGGACGTACTGATCGAGCTCCCACGACGCGCTGGAGCGCACGAGGAACTCGAGCTTGCGGCGGCCACCGCGCTCACCCGGCGCCAGGCCGAAGGGCTCGTCGCCGCGCAGCCAGGCCAGCCAGGTGTCGGCGGCGAGGCCGGTGCCCGGCACGGCGTCGGCCCGGTCGATGCCCGACGGCATCAGCAGAGCGATCGGCGATACATCGAAGGCGTAGGCGAAGCCGATCAGCTCGGCCGCGGAAACCTTCCGGCGGCCCTTCTCGATGTCCTTGATGGCGACATGCTGGACCGGGACGCCGATCTCGTTGAGCCGCCGGGAGAGCTCGGTGTAGGCGATGTCGCCCTGCGTTCGGAAGTGATGGATGCGCGCCGCGACGATATCGGCGACGGCAGGGCCGAGTTCGGATGGGGGCATCGGTCCAGCCTGACATCTAATACGATAGATGTCTATGGATTCTCATCGGTCGAGTTAGGATTTTCCATGCGGGATTGAGGATTTCTCCCGCCTGAACGATAGGAAGATCGTGACCGACCCTCTACTGACCCCCGAGGAAGTCGCCGACTACCTGCGGCTGACCAAGCAGGCCCTCGCCGATCTGCGCAGCAGCGGGAAGGGGCCGTCGTACACCCACGTCGGCCGCCTGGTTCGCTACCGCAAGTCCGAGGTCGAGCGCTACCTCGAGGACAACACGGTGCCGACCGCCGGTTGAGCCCCATGCGACGCAGGCCCTGCGATCACGCGATCGTGGGGCCTTCGTCGTCTACAGAAACGCCGACAACGACAGCAGCACCAAGGCCGGACTGGCGATGAAGTAGTCGACGGTCGTCGAGTCGTCGGCGTGCATCGTGATCAGGCCCGAGGAATGGGCGGTCATCACGCCGCCGAGGATCGCCACGAAGACCGCCGCGCCACACAGCAGCGCCGCGCCCCATCGCCGCCGTCGGCCGTCGAGACCGTCGATCAGCGCGCGCAGGGTGCCGATGACGGTGGTGACGCCCATCAGGGCGCACCAGATGCCGTAGGTCAGCCCGAAGGCGCGGTCGGCCGGGTCGTCGAGCGAGAGGATGTTCCAGGAGCCGGATCGTCGGCTGTCGCCGACGGCCCAGCAGATGACGAAGATGATCATCGTGACGAGGAAGGCCACACCGAGAACTCGCCGGGGCTCGAAGGCGTCGATGGCGCGCAGGGCTACGACACTGAAGCATCCGTAGGCGAAGACCATCAGCGACATCGTCGCCAGCACGGCGATAGAGCCGGTGCTGTGGTTGGACTTGTCGGGGTCGAACGCGGCATCGACGCTCGGAACGAGCAATGCCAGCACAATCGCGGCGAGACCCAGTGTGAAAACCCGTGAATTCAGTCCCGACCTGCGCCACCAGCACAGCCGAGTGACGAGGGCGGCCAGCAGGAGGACCGCTTTGAGAGCGCCGAGCAACACGAGCGCGATTGTAAAGCGGAACGCTGACTCTCAACTAGAGGTTGCCGCTCACCGGCCGAATACGTCGCCGTAGATCCTGGCCGCGTGGCTGCGCTGCCCGTCGGCGCTGTCGGCGAGCCGCTTCTTCGATGCGGTGAATATGGCCGCCGCGGTGGTCTTGAGGACGGTAGCAATGTCGTCGAGCTGGACGGCGTTCACGACGCGGTGACCGGTCTCGATCTCCCGGTACGTCGTCTTGGTGATCTTGGCGGCGGTCCAGACCTCCTCCTGAGTCAGTCCGGCCGCCAGCCGCCGATCGCGGATCTCGTCGGCCATCGCGTAGACCAGGGGAGTGCGCCGTGCCATTAGGCTAGCCTAACCTGTAACTCAACTGTCCAGTACTTACCAGTAGGTAACTGTAACCCCCGAAAAACGTTAATGAAATGCGTATTTTGGGGTGTTGCGGTACCCGAAAACGGGTACTACAGTCGGTTTCACCTCCGATAAAGGAGGATACTTATCAGAGAAAAAACGCGCAGCTGAACGGCCGCCCCGTCGGGGGGCGGTGGGCCGCAAGGGCGCGGGCCAAAGTGAAGCAGGGGTCAGGCGTGGACGGTTTGGGGATGTACCACCGGGCGGCACCAGTGCCGATCGTCGCCATTCAGCGGATGCTCGAAGCCGGGCACGCCCACGCCGACGACGCCGAGCCGTCGCCGCCGCAGGATGATCCCGGAGGGTCAATCGTTCTCCTCAGCGAGATGAGGGAATACATCGCGTCGCTACCGGCGACGGCTGTCTAGTCTGGCGTCGACAGGAACTGAGCAACAGCGCGGCCGACCTCATGGGCCGTTTTGAGGTCGACACCACGAGCCTCGCCGAACGTCTCAGCTGAGGCGTTGATCAAGCGCCACATCGCTTCTTTCATGGTCTCGTTGGATACTTCGCCAGCCTCCCACTGGTTCAATGCGGTGGCGGCAATGTGTGTCAATCCGATCTGACTCAGCAGCTTCTTTTCGCTGACGCGATCGAGGTGGGTTGCGACCCCTGGCCCCGCTGCCGTCTGGACAAACGTCATCTGCGCGGCCAGTGGCATGTCCGGCCGCGCAGGGTCTGTGCGAGGGATCAGATCCTCGACCTCGCCATCCAAAAAAGCGTTGAGTGACCCCGGCTCCAGGCCGAACACGCCCTCTATCTCCGACAGCATCTTGTCACTGGGGGTGCCCAGTCTTTTGTTGGGGATGTGGCCGTTCTCTATAGCGCTCTGGAAGGTGACAGAAGGACCTCCCGCCTTCTGTATGTCCTTCTGGGGCAGTCGTAAGACCTCTGTTCGTCGCTTACGCAGAAGTTTGCCCAGCTCTGCCCAACGGGCCGTGGATTCCATGTTCTCCATCGTCTCAGACAGCCATAGACAGGTCTAGCACCTGCTGGGAAATCCCAGTTTGCAATTTCTCACACGGCGTGTCGATCTATTTACCCAGGTCATCGGCACTTCTGTAAGTTTCTGTCTATCTATGCGGGTTTCTGTTTGCCAGGCCCAAACCTGTCTTGTACTGTCCTTCATGTGGCCGACAGAGCAACCGGCCCGCAAGTACGAATCCGAGACATACGAGTAGCCCACGGACTGTCGTTGACGCAGTTGGCCCAGCGCATCCGGGGGAACGGCGTAAGCGTTCATCCAGATCACCTGGGAAACGTCGAGCTCGGCTACAAACGGGCATCCCCTCATCTCCTCCACGCCTGGGCTGCGGCCCTGGGCATTCACCCTCTCGACGTGTGGCAGCCGCCGCGCGTGTCCACTCCCCAAGACGCCGACGACGCGGCGTAGGACATTCAGGACGGAATTCGCTTTGAGCACAGGATTTTTCGGCATCGCCGTCTACCACCCTAAGCACGAGGTCAACGTCGGCACGTTGTGGAGATCGGCGATGACTTACGACGCCGCCCTCCTGGCCACCGTCGGCCGCCGGTACCGATCGCAGGCATCCGACACCTGCAAGGCGCCGAAATCCATTCCCCTGCAACACTTCGCCGACATCGACGCCCTCATCGAGGGTCTGCCTCACAGCTGCCCGCTGATCGGCGTCGAGCTCGACTCCCGCAGTGAGGATCTCGAATACTTCGAGCATCCCGCCCGCGGCCTCTACCTCCTCGGCGCCGAAGACCATGGCCTCCCGCCCGAGATTCTCGATCGCTGCCACCGGGTCATCAAGGTCGAATCCGCGGAGCCTTGGTCACTCAATCTCGCCGTCGCCGGTTCGATCGTCATGCGCGACCGCTACATCAAGACCCAGACTCGCAGCCTGGTCACCGCCGCCGAGATGCGCGCCTACGCCGCCAGCCTGCCGACCACGATGGCCAGCTGACATGTGGGCGCAGCGCTCCGCGGAGGAGTTCCTCCGCGACAACGGTGAGAACTTCACCAACGACGACCTGATCGCCATGTCCGAGCACTACGAGTCGCTCGCCTGCTTCGGCCAGTTCACCAGTCTGCGCGAATACGAACAGGCATTCCGGCGCTGGGTCATCTCCATCCACGTCTGTTGCACCGCACGCACACCCCGAAGGGACTGGGTCCATGTCACCGACAACGCTGCCTGACCCCGCGCAGATCGTCGAGAAGGTCCGCGAGATCGTCGCGACCCGGCCCGACTTCGTCTACTCCTTCACTGATGCCGAGGGCAAGGCGAAGTGCTACTACTTCGTGGACGGCCAGCCCTCCTGCATCGTCGGCCACGCCCTCGCCGCATTCGGTGTTCCCGCAACGATTTTCGAGCGCGACGGCGGCGAGTACTACGTCAACGGCCTCAGCATCGACCGCCCGCAGGTGCTCAAGATCCTGGGCTGGCCGATGAGCCGCCTCGTCGAGTGGCTGCGCACCGTCCAGGTTGGCCAGGACTCCGGTTACACCTGGCGCAAGTCGGTCGACAACGCCGACGAGTACTTCCCCCTCTGATCCACGCCGCCCGGCGCTCTTTCTCCACACACCCCGAATTCGAAAGTGGGTACCCCTATGTCGAAATACCCCAACATTTCCGCTGGTGATGTCGCGGTCAGAATGATCGAGATCGCGGCCGAAAACCCCAGATTCGCCTACGACCCGCCGGGGGAATTCCTCTACATCGAATTCGGCCAGGACAACAAGAAGGTCGGTTCGTGCCTCGTCGGCCGCGCGCTCGTCGACCTCGGCGTCGACCCCGACGACATCGTCGAAGGCTGGAGCGCTTCGGCCACGCTGGGGCGCCTCGGCATTCGCGTGACATTCGCCGACAACCCGAACACCATGCGGTGGATCACCTGCGCCCAGGCGCACCAGGATCGCCGCACGACGTGGCACACCGCCATCCAGCAGGCCAACAGCTTCTTCCCGAACGTCGCCGAGAAGCTCGCCGAGAAGATGGCGCTCAAGGCCGCGGCGGCGAAGTGATGGCGTACTCGGATTCCGATTCCGTCGGCGGATTGTTCGCCGACCTGATCATCGGCTTCGCAATTCTCTCGCTCGGCATCGTCGTCCTCGTCCTCTCCGTCATCTGAGGTATTCCGTGAATCCATTCACCGTCGTCGAAGACGACTATTCCGTCGATTGGCAGCACCGTTCCCGGTGCGCCCGGCACCCGAAATACTGGAATGTCGACAACCTGCCTGACGGCAAGGACGGCTTCGCCATCGCGAAGGCGATGTGCGAGCCCTGCCCCGTCGCTCGGCAGTGCGCGCAGTTCCACAGGGACAACTCCACCGGCATCGGCCACGTCGTGGCGGGCCTGGCGCTGGTCGCCGGGCGCCTGAACAAGCAGCTCGCCGCGCAGCATCTGGCAGCCGTCGCCTCCGGCGTTCCGATCTCGGACTCCCTCAAGGCCGTGTACGCCGACGCCGTCGCCGACCAGCACGTCAAGTACTGCGCCGACCCCGACTGCGGACATCCGATGATGACGCGCGACCGCTGGCTCGCCGCGGGCGGTCCGACCGAATATCGCAAGGTCGGCGGCCACGGTCTGTGTCAAGCCTGCTACGCCCGTGCGCGCTACCACGAGGAGCGGGCGAGCTGATGACGGAGGAGATACAGCTGCCGTCGATGGCCGAGATCCTCGCCTTCGACCCCATGGCGCAACTCGAAGCGGACTTGAGGGCGGCCGTCGCCTACCGGGTCTACAACTCCCCGCGGTCGCTCCAGAAGGAGCTCGGCCCGTCGGAGGTCGGCCACCCGTGCCCGCGGCGGATCGCCTTCGGCCTCATGGCCGCCCCCGAGGTCGCTCCGCGCTTCGACCCGCTGCCCAGCGCGGTCGGCACCGGCGGACATGACTTCTTCGGCGGCGCCTTCGAGATGGACAACGAGCGCATCGGCGAGCAGCGCTGGCTCGTCGAGGATCGGGTCAACCCCTTCGGCTCGACCGAGGGCAACTCCGACCTGTTCTGCACGCGCTACGGCACCGTCGTCGACCACAAATTCCTCGGCCTGGACAAGATCAAGCACGCCCGCAAACACGGCCCGCGGCGCGTCTACATCAACCAGGTACAGACCTACGGCCTGGGCCAGCTTCGCAAGGGCCGCCGGGTGGAGCGCGTGGCGATCTGGATGCTGCCCCGCGGCGGCCTGCTGGCCGATGCCTATCTCTGGTCGGCCCCGTTCGACCCGAAGATCGCCGAGTGGGTCGACCGGCGCCTGGCGACGATCACCGCACTGTGCGTCGACCTCGATGTGGAGCACCACCCCGAGCGCTTCCAGGACATCCCGCTCGACACCTCCGACTGCTCCTTCTGTGGATGGAAGGTCAAGCACCCGGTCGCCGGGCCGCACTGCATCCCCCCGACGAAGAAGAAGGCCGAGGAGCCCAGCATTCCCGACTCCGCAGCGGGTGAAACTGCGGAACCCACTACGACAGAAGGAAATTCATGAAGACGATGCAGCAGATTCTGTTCGGCGGCAAAGGCCCCAAGGCGGCGTTCGCCAAGGGTGACCCGATCGGCCTGGAAGTCGGCGGCACCGTCGTCGGCGCGCCGATCGTCCGGCAGTCGACGGATCTGGCCACCGGTCAGCCGGAGACCTGGCAGGACGGCAATCCGAAGACGGAAATCGTCGTCGTCGTGCAGACCAATCTGCGCGAGAACGCCGACGACGACGGCCAGCGGCGCTTCTTCCTTCGGGAGTCCTCCGACCAGCTGCGCGCGGTGAGCGCGGCGCTCGCCGCAGTCGGCGCCCCGGAGATCGAAGAAGGTGGCTACCTGTCGATCAAGTACACCGGCGACGGCGTCGCCCCGCGGCCGGGGTTCAACGCTCCACGGTTGCACACCGCCACCTATCAGCGGCCGAACCCGCAGGCGCGGCTGCTCCAGCAGCAGCCGGTGCAGCAGGTCCAGCAGCAGGTGCAGTACGCGCAGCCGCAGTACGTCCAGCAGCCGGTGCAGCAGCCCGTCCAGTACGTGCAGCAGCCGCAGCAGGTGGCCCAACAGCCGGTCCAGCAGGTCGTCCAGCAGCCGGTGATGCAGCAGCAGCCGATGCAGCCGACCGCGGGCCAGCAGCTCGCCACCGACTACGCCCAGCAGTCCGTGGCCAACGCCGCGGTGGCGGCCGTCGAGGCGCTCGCCGACCAGCAGAACAACTACCCCGGCTGAGCCGGAATCGCTTCTCACCGCGGCGCTTCGGCGTCGCGGTGGGGGCGGCGAAAGGGATTCATGTACAGCGTTCGCATCGAAGTGAAGGCGTTCGGAGCTGATCTGGATGTACGGGTCGATGACAAGTTCGCGGCGTACGGCGAGGACGACGCCGATGTCATCGAGAGCCTGCTCTCCGATGCCTCCGCACGCGTCCGGCAGGCATACGGCATCCCGGTTCACCAGGAGAAATGATGGATTTCTCCGCTGACCACGCCGCCTTCACCGGCGCCGTCATCGCCGTCGGCCGGGCGGTGCCGGTCAATCCGATCCAGCCCGAGCACGGTGGCATCCTCCTCGACGCCGCCGACGGCACCGTCGCGGTCCGCGCCTACGACCTGGAGACCGCGATCACCCGGCGCATCGACGCCGACGTGGTCACTTCCGGCCGGGTGCTCGTCTCCGGCCGCCTGCTCGCTCAGGTCGGAAAGGTGTTGCCGCGCAAGCCGGTTCACGCCAAAGTGCGCGACGCACAGCTGGCCATCCAGGCCGGTAACAGCGTCTTCGGCCTGCCGTTGATCCCCGAGGGCGCCTACCCGGCGCTGCCGGAACCCAGCGGCGTGGCGAGCACAGTCGACGGAGAACAGTTCGCCGTCGCGGTGGATCGGGCGTGCTCGGCGCTTACCGGCGCCGACGCCGCGGTGCTCAAGAGCCTGTTCGGCGTGCGCCTGGAGGCCGAGGGCAACCGGCTCACCGTGCTGGCGACCGACCGCTTCCGCATGGCGGTGGAGGAGATCGCCTGGGACGGGCCGGAGATGGCGGTCCTACTGCCCGCCGAGGCGCTCAACGCGGCGGCGAAGGCGATCGAGCCCGGCCCGGCGACGCTGCACGTCGGCCGATCGTTCGGATTGACCTCCGGCGCAACGACTTCGACGATGCGCGTGCTCGACCAGGGTTACCCGCCCTGGAGCAAGGTACTCGCCGCGCCGCACGTGGCCATGGTCGTCGTCGACCCGGCCGAGCTGTCGGCGGCGCTGCGCCGCGTCGAGGTTGTCTCCGGCAAGTTCCCGCACGTCCTGTTGTCAGTTGGAAACAGCGAGATCCAGATCTCGGCCGCCAGGACCACCGACGTGCGGGGCGAGGCCGCCGAGATCGTCGAGTGCGAGGTCACCGGCGATCCGATCTCGACCAAGATCAACGGCGAGTACCTGCGGTCGATGATCGCCGCGCTGCGATCGGAGCACCTGTCGCTCGGCTTTTCCTCGCCACCGAACCGCCATCCGGTGCTCGGCTTCCCCCTTGAGGTCCGCGACCTCGAAAAACCTGAAACCCCAAGGGTATTCGCAGTAATGCCCGTCCGATAGGAGACCTCATGCCACTCATCGAAGGACGCGTCGCCGAGTGCACCGTCGGCCACGAGGGCCGCCTGGTCGTCGAGGCGACCATTACCGGCGGCGACGAGCTCGACTTCCGGCCCGGCCGCCCGGTCGTGGTCCACCTCGACAAGCGCGACGACAGCGGGATCGAGCGGTGACCGAGCACGACCCCATCCACCCGGACACCTCCGAGCCCACGCCGGTCGAGATCGTCGCCGCGTTGTCGAAGGACGACCGGACGCGCCGGGTGCTTCACCTGATCGACCAGGCATACGCCATCTACGACGAAGCGATCGAAACCCACCTCGACGACAAGCGTCTGGCCGCGTCGGCCGTGCTGTTCTCCGGCGGCAACGACTCGACAGTCCTCGCGCACCTCATGGCACCGCGGGCCACGCACGCGATCCACTGCAACACCACGATCGGCATCGAGGCGACGCGTCAGTTCGTACGCGACACCTGCGTAGAGCTTGGCCTGCCGTTGCTCGAGGAAACTGCGCCGGTGTCGTATCGAGACCTGGTGCTGGAGCGAGGATTCCCCGGACCGCCGCACCACTGGAAGATGTACCAGCGTCTCAAGGAGCGCGGGCTACGGCAGGCCCGGCGCAAGCTGGTCGCCAACGGCCGCCGAGAGCGCGTCGTGTTCATCGCCGGGCGTCGGCGTCAGGAGTCGGACCGGCGCAAGGAGATTCCGCTGCACGAGCGGATTGACTCGGTCATCTGGGCGTCACCGCTGGCGATGTGGACGAAGCTCGACATGATGACCTACCGGACCATTCACCCGGATGTTCCACTGAACGAGGTATCGCAGCTACTGCACATGTCCGGCGAATGCCTCTGCGGCGCATTTGCGAAGCCGGGCGAGCTCGAGGAGATCCGGGCGTGGTTCCCGGAGGTCGCCGCCGAGATCGACGCCATCCAGGAGGAAGTCCGGCAGGCGGGCATCTCGGGGAGGCGGGCCTGCTGGGGCCACGGCGGCGGTAAGGCGAGCAAGCGCGTCGGCGCGCTGTGCACCTCCTGCGAGGTGGCCAGTGCCGCGACCTGAATCCGTCGGCGAGTCCGATCGCCAAGAGCTGCTGGCCGCCAAGCTGGCCGACCTGAGCACCGATCGCCGCGGCTACGAGTCCGAAGACACCAACGGCCCGACCTGGTACGACGAGAGAGGATGACGATGGGATACGGCGAAGCCGCCCAACGCTATTGGGACCTGGGCTGGCACGGCGTCCTCCCGCTGCCGCCCGGCCGGAAGAAGCCCGTGCCGAAGGGCTACACCGGCTACGACGGCGTCTACCCGAAGTTCCCCGACGTGTTCGCCTGGGCCGAGGAGTTCCCGGACGGCAACGTGGGACTTCGTATGCCGGACAACGTCATTGGGCTGGACGTAGATTCTTACAACGGCAAGACTGGCGGCGCGACCTACAACCGCGCCGTGAAGCTGTGGGGCACGCTGCCGCCGACATGGATGTCCACCTCGCGCTCCGACGGGATGTCCGGCATTCGGATGTACCGGGTGCCGCCCGGCACGCGCCTGATCACCCAGCTTGGCTTCGCCGACGAGGGCATCGGCCACGTCGAGATCGTGCAGCGGGTGCACCGCTACGCCGTCGTCGCGCCGTCGATCCACCCGGACACCGGCAAGGAGTACCGCTGGGCGGACCCGGAGGGCTACTGGGCCGAGGAGTGGCCCGCGGTCGAGGATCTGCCCGAGCTGCCCCAGCGCTGGCTCGAGGCGCTCACCGAAACCGGCGACGCCGACGTTGCTGACGTGGACGTGGCCGAGGTGCTGCGCGCTCTCCCGGCCGGACCGATGAACCCCTGGGTCCGCGAGCGCACCGACCAGGCCATCGCCGACCTGGCGGCGAAGAAGGACTCCCGCCACGACACCACCACCCGCCACGTCCTGGCGCTGCTGCGCCTGGCCGAGACCGGCCGCGAGGGCGTCGCCCAGGCGCTCAAGGAGCTCGGCAAGGCGTTCGTGGCGGCCGTCGCGCCCGACCGCGGCGAGGGCGAGGCCAAGAGCGAGTACACCCGGATGGTCGTCGGCAAGCGCGGGCACGGCTTGATCGCCGCGACGCCGACCGTCGACATCGCCGCCATCTCCGGCGTCGCCAAGGAGCAGTGGCAACTGGCGGGCGCGCAGGCGCCGCAGGAGCCCCCGGCCACACCGGAACCCTCGGTGACCGTCGTTGAGCCGCCAGCGGAGCCGCCAGCCCCGCCGGAGTCGCCATTCGCGGACTTCTGGGAGGAGCGGGCGTCGCTGCGCACGATCCGCACCTTCGCCTACAGCCGGATGTGCTCGCCGTGGTCGGTGCTGGGCGTGGTGATGGCGCGGGCGCTGACCATGGTGCCGCCGTGGATCACCTTGCCGCCGTTGATCGGCGGCCGGGGATCGCTGAACACCTTCATCGCCCTCGTCGGCCCGTCCGGCGGCGGCAAGGGCGCCAGCGAGTCTGCGGCGGGGGAGCTGCTCCCGGCCAAGATCCACATCGCCCCGCTCGGCTCCGGCGAAGGCATCGCCCACCAGTACGCCCACTACGACACCAAGGACAAGCAGATCGTCTGGGACCGTACGGCGGTGATGTTCTCCGAGAGCGAAATCGACACCCTCGCAGGCATTTCCGCGCGCACCGGCTCGACGCTGATGGGCAAGATCCGCAACGCCTTCTCCGGCGAGGAGATCGGTTTCTCCTACGCGGACTCGTCGCGGCGCATCACCCTCGGCCGCCACGAGTACCGGCTGACGCTGGTGCTGGGCGTGCAGCCGACGCGGGCGGCCACCCTGATCGGCGACGCCCACGGCGGCACGCCGCAGCGCTTCGTGTGGATGCCCACCGTCGACCCCGGCATCTCGATCAATCCACCGGCGTCGCCACCGTCGATCGTGCTCCGGCCGCAATGGGACTCCTACGCCCGCTCTGTCGCCGTTCCCGGCGTCGCCCGGCACGAGATCCTCGACAACCACGTCCGGCGCGCACGAGGCGAAGGAGACGCCCTCGACGGGCACAGCCTGTTCACCCGGCTCAAGGTCGCCACCGCGCTGGCGATCCTGGACGGCCGCATCGACATCAACGAGGAGGACTGGGAATTGTCGGCGACGGTCATGGAGGTCAGCGACGAAACCCGCGAGCTCTGCACGAAGGAGATCCGCCGAGCCGAGAAGGAGGAGAACCAGCAGCGCGGCGAAGCCCTCGGCGTCCAGCGCGCCGTGGCCGATGCCGTGGCCGAGGAGGCGAAGGTGGCGCGGGTGGCGGGCTGGATCGTCCGCAAGCTCGGCGAACTCGGCGGCGGGGCGAGCTGGTCGCGCCTGCACCGCCGGATGGCCAACCGCGATCGGGAGTACCTGGAACCCGCGTTGATGCGCCTGGCCGAGGATGTCCGGATCACCGTCACCGAAGACCGCGAGATCCGGCTCTACGAGGCATCGCAGGCGGGGGCGGCGTGAAAACAGACCAGGCGGTGCGGAGTGTGGACAAAATGTCCACACCGCGTCGAAAAAATTTTCGCGCCCTAAGACATTAAAGACGTTAAGAGAGTAAAGACGTTAAGTCGTTAATGTCTTTGAAGAGAGTGAAGTCTTTGAAGGCGTTGAAGACGTTACGAGTGTAATTCGAAACCGAAATCGAAGTCCAACACCTCTGAACATTCGGCGTGTCGACGTGGCGTCGAACACAAACAGACCGAGCGGTGCGGAAAGTGTGGACACGGTGTGGACATCAATGTCCACGATGCCGATCCATCTTCACCGACGTTGATCTATTCACCGGGAATTCCGATGTCCCACGTTGTCCCACGAAGTCCATCCATCTAAACCGAGGTAAACCGATAATGGCGAAGAAGGCCCCGGTGACACGGTCGGCCCCACGCCGTGGCACCTGCACCGTCTGCAAGGAGAAGATCGTCCTCTACCTGCGAGACGGTCTCGACATCGTTCTCGATGCCCAGCCGATCAACCTGCGAGGCGAGGCGGCGTCACTACTGGCAGGCCATCAGACCTGGCACTGGATCGAGGGCAGGATGCATCGGCGATCGGAGCCGTATATCCGCCTGGAGCCACACCCGATGCTGGGCACGATTCATCGACTGCACCACTGCGGCGAGATCGTGGCCGACGAGCACAAGTTCGTGCCGAGAAAGCCGGATTACGACAGCGATATCCCACCCTTCTGAATAGGGCTGGGGAAGTGCCCGCCCGCTGCCGCGTGCGGTCATTCCACCGGGATTGTCTAGTACGCATGACACCCCCGACCCGGTGAGAAAATTGAGAGGGGGAGAAATTCGAAAGGAATTCATTGTGGGCCACACCTATGCCTACATCGACAAAAACGGAAATTATCGGTGGACGGAGGCGAGGCGAGTCGGAAACCGCATCGTCGGCCACGACGGCATCGCAGTCGAAATAGGGGCTGGCGTCGATCGCGACGAAATCGAGATGCGCCGGGGCACCGGCCGCTCCGCGACCAACTGGTTCTCCTTCACGATCCCCGCCGATCCCACCTCCGAGGGGCTGTATCACCCGGCCAACTGGGCCGCCTTCCTCGGTGCCGCGTTCCGCATCTACCGCCAGGAGGTCAACGACGACGCGGAGGCCACGGCCAAGGCCCGCAAGTCCGACGAGGAGGAGGCTGCCGCCCTGGCCGCCGCCCACGAGGCCCGGATCGCCTCCCTCGCCGCCGATCTGCGCGAGAGCACCGTGCCCTACACCGGCGCCCCATCCGCCGACGAGTACTACACGCACATGGCGCGCATCGCCGTCGCCCACCTCGATGCCGGAGTCGGCCGATGAGCCGCCTCGCCGACGAGTACTGGGGCCTGGACGAGAACTGCATCGCCGTCTGCCACAGGCTCCACCGCAACGGCGACATGATCGTGGACGAGACCGGGCGCTTCATCGAGATCCCGCCGCCGGTCGAGGGGCAGGTCGACCAGGCCCTCCTCGACACGATCGACAAGCGCTCGAAGGCCCGGCTGCGCGAGGGCTACCGCAACTTCACCCTCGGCGCCTTCTACTCCGGCGCAGTCGAATTCGTGAAGGCCGAGGCCCGCGACCAGCTCCCCCCGGCTCGGCAGCCCGACGCCGACACCGAGCTCGCGAACGCCTTGCGCGCCAGCGTTCCCCGCCTCGGCGGCGTCACCGGCGATGACTACTACCTCACCCTCGCCCGCGCCGCCCGCGCTCACCTCGAAGGGAAAACCGCGTGACCGACTACAACTACCTCGCCGTCGCGAACAACGGCCAGCTCCGGCAGCACGGCATCGTCCGTAGCGGCATCTACCTCACCAACGTCGCTGCGCCGCATGGCCAGAACTTCGAAACGGCCGTGGAAGTGGTCCAGGTGTACGCGCCACTGAAGCCGACGAACAACTCGGTCGACTTCTACCGCAAGCAGATCGTCAAGCGCCGCGCCGATGTCCTCACGCAGATCAACCAGGCCCGCAACGAGCTCAACGTGCTCGACGCCGTCCTGCCGATCTACGACGCCGAGATCGCCGCCGCCGAGAAGGCCGCCAAGGAGGACGAGGCCAAGAAGGCGCAGCAGGAGAAGGACCGCGAGTTCGCCGCGACGATCCTCAACGCCGCCCGCGCCTACGACAGCCAGGGCGGCACCACCGAGGACTTTGCCGCCCGTATCCGCCGGATCGTCGCCGACGACGAGGCGGGCGAGCGCTGACCATGTACTACACCCACGACAAGGACGGCAAGCAGCACAGCTGGTCCATCAAGCGTGAAGGCGCCACCCTGAAGGGTCACCGCCGCGTCATCGTCACAGACCCCGCCTCGCTCGGCGCGAACCCGATCCGCACCCGCGCGAACATCGAGGAGCACCTCCGGCGCTCACGCAACGATGTCGCCTTCTATACCGACGCGCTGCGGCATTTCGACCGCGAGGTCGAGGAGTCCGAGGCCGCTCGCATCAACGCCGAGCTGACGGCGAAGGCCAGCGCCGACGCCCAGAAGGTCTCGAAGTTCCTTCAGACGGTGGGCGAGGCCATGAAAACGGCTACGCGCGTGATGAATTCGGAGACCATCTCGCCCGAGCTCGTCGCCGAGGCGGACCGCCAGTGCGCCGCGCTGGCCGAGGCGATGGACACCGTGCTGACGATCGAGGAGCCGCGGTGAAGGAACACAGTTACGCCGCCCGCGCCCCCAAGGGCGACGCCGTCGTCACCTACACCATCCGCCGTGATGGCGGCTCTCTCGGAGGCCACATCTCCGTCCTGGTGCCCGACCCGGCCCGCCACGCCGAGGCCCTCGTCGCCCGAGGCCGCCAGGACCTGCTCGACGCGATGAAGTTCGAAGCCGAGCGAATCCGGGAGCACAAGGAGCGCTTCAGCTTCTACAGCTCGGCGCTGGCCCACTACGACGAGGAATGTGCCGAGGTCGCCGAGGCGGCGAAGAAGGCCCGCGTCGCCGAGATCCGCGACGAGCTGAGCGACCTCTGGCGTCAGCCCGGATCGGTGCCCGCATTCCTGACGACTGTCGCCCGCTACATCGCCGACAACGTCCCGCCCGACGCCGCGCCGCTGAAGGCGGACCCGCGGTGAACGACAGCGTCGGCCACCACGCCATGGGGATCAACCCCTTTCTGCCCCAGCCACTTCCGAACCCGCTCACCCTCGCCGACCTGGCCCATTTTCGCTATCTCGGCTTCGCACCAGGAGGAATCCCTATGGTCAACAACCCCTACTCCCGCGGCGGCGTCATTCCGATCCCTGCGACCAACCCCTACGACTTCGGTGGCATCCTCTCGCCAGGCATGACCGCCGTCGCGGCCCCCCGCTTCACCGCCTACGAAGGCCGCGACAACGAGGGCAAGAAGGTCACCTACTACGTCCGCCGCGACGGCGACGACATCGTGACCTCGTTCGGGATGCGCATCCCCGCGCCGAAACCCGGCAGTGGCGTCAATGTCGTCGAGAATCTGCGCAGCCTGCGTGAGAAGGCCGAGACCCGCAAGGCCAACTTCGAGCGCCAGGCCGCCCACTGCGCGCGGATGATCGCCACCTACGAGGCGGCATCGAAGCTCTACGCCGCGGAGGCCGCCGACGCCGCCCGCGAGGAGCGCCGCAGGGGCATCGAGAAGCTTGCCGGTGACCTGATGAGCGAATACGGCAAGGCCGCCCCGTTCACCGGGGTCAGCGTGCCCGGCTTCGAGAAGCTCGCCGAGCACGTCCAGAAGCTCATCGACGACGCCGTCGCCGCCGTGACGAAGGCGGGTGTCCTGTGAGCGTCGGCAAGCAGATCGCCCTCGCGATGGGCGTGGTCGCCGCGATCGTCGTCATCAGCGTCGGCGGCTGGCAACTGCACTGGTGGATGGCCCGCCACGGCGTCAACAACCGCTACCAGGTCAACACGTCGTCGCAGGAGTACCAGTCGAGCCTGGTCACCCAGGAGCGCGACCGCGCGCTGGCCTTCGACAAGTCGCAGGACACCGAGCAGCGCGCCGTCATCCGCGCCCAGTTCTGCCAGGTGCTGGCCGACATCCACCCCATCCCCGCCGACATCGAACTCGATGCGGCCCACCTCAACTGCTGAAAGGCCACTGCCACAATGAAACTCGGAACCGTCGCTCTCGGGAGCGCGATCCTGTCCGCCGGTATTCTCCTGACCGCCGCGTGCAGCCAGAACAACACCGCGGCCAGCCACGACCAGGCGGTGCTCAACCAGGCCCTCGACGCCTTCCAGCGCACCCAGCCGATCCCGCAGGCGACCTGGTCGCAGATGCGCGAGTCGCTGATCCAGATCGAGAACGCCCGCATTCACGGCATCGCCACCACGACCTTCTTCTACAACATGGGGTCGAACGTGCCGATCAAGTCGTGCGCCTCGACCGGTTTCCCGATCCCGGCCACCGCGCAGCTGACCAACCCGTCGCAGCTGTCCTGGCTGGTCGCGAACCAGAACACCATCGACGGCGTCATCGGCCAGATGGAGCCCAACGGCACCTTCACCGGCGACTCGGCGGGCACCTACGTCACCTGCGCCGGGCCGAACGGCTCGACGTATGAGACCTACTGGGAAGGCCCGGTGGAGACCGAGGGCGGCCCCGCCCACTACGACCCCGACGCCCGCCAGATCGTCCTCGACGGCGCGCCGACCGTGACCGCGAAGGGCGGAAAGTGATGACCGAGACCGCAACCACCGCAACCACCGCGGCGACCGCCACCGACGCCGTCATGGTCTCGGTGCCCGGCACCGACACCCCGCTGGTCGCCCAGCTGATCAACGGCGAGCCCTACGCCGCGCTGCGCCCGATGTGCGACGCGATCGGCCTGGACTACTCCAGTCAGTGGTCGAAGCTGAAGACCAAGTCGTGGGCGAACGTGGCGATCAGCCCGACGGTTGCCGCCGATGGCAAGGTCCGCGACATGGTCCTCGTCGACCGCCGCACGCTGACGATGTGGCTGGCGACGATCACCGAGACCCGGATCGCCCCGGATCTCCAGCCGACCATCCGCGCCTTCCAGGCCGAGGCCGCCGACGCCCTCGACGCCTACTTCCACGAGGGCGGTGCGATCAACCCGAACGCCACCGACGACCAGCTCGACCGGCTGACCGAGCGTGCCCGCGCGCAGATGGAGCTCATCCAGTCGGCGAAGGGAATCATCAACCCCGAGCACCTGGAGACGAGGGCTCGTCTGGTGCTGGCCCGCGGTCTCGGCGAGGTGCCCGAGATCGAACCGGAGGACATGCCGCTCTACACCCAGACCTACCTGGAGGACCGCGGCGTCGACCGCGAGCGTATCCAGCGGATCGCGGGCGCGTTCGGCAAGAAGGTCAAGATGGCCTACCGGCTGAAGTACGGCAAGGAGCCGGGCAAGTACCCGATCACCGCCCTCAACGGTCAGGTCCGCATGGCCTACGCCTACGTCGAGGCCGACCGGCCGCTGCTCGACGAGATCTACCGGGAGTTCTACGCCGACGAGGCGGTGAAGTCGTGACGATGCCCGAGAATGCCAACGGCAGCAACGGATTCCTCGTCGGAGGTGGTGGCGGCTCCGGCCCAGGGTGGCGCGATCTTGCCGCCGTCGGCGCCCTCGCCCAGCCCGTCGGCAGCTTCCGCTGGATACACCCCGGCGGCGAGATGAACTCCCTGCGCGACCTCTACTTCAACGGAAACGCGGTCACCGCCATCGACTCGTACATCAACGCCTATGTCGGCGACGATGCCACGAAGGTCGACCAGGCCCGCAACGAGATCGCGGAGTCGATCCGCCGCGCCCGCAACCGGCTGGCCTTCCTCGAAGCCGCCAAGGAGATCCACGACGGCAAGATCGCCGAGCTCGACAAGGCCAAGCAGGCTGATCGCCTGGCCGAGGTCGAGGCGCTGTGCGACAGCATCCGCGAGGTCTGGATCAACGACCCCAGCCCGATGGCGGGCGACCGCATCCACCGTGTGGCCGAACATGTCCAGACGCTGATCGAGGCCGCCAAGGCCGGAAAGGACGGCGCGAAGTGAGCACCGCCCGCTACACCGTGCTGGCCGTCCCCGGCACCAGCGAGTCCCACGTCGGCGACACCCGCATGGAGCCCGTCGGGATGCTGAGCTACGTCACACGCGAGCTCGACCCGGCCGTCTTCGAGTGCCTGAATGTCGGCTACCCCAGCGCTTTCGGCTACCCGATGAGCGAGGATGAGTCGCTGGCGATGGCACTGAAGTCGCTGGAGGCGATGATCCGGGCGACGCCGCTGCCGGTGATCCTGCTCGGCTACAGCCAGGGCGCCCAGGTGGTGCGCAAGCTGCTGTGGCTGCTGTGCCAGCGCGATCTCAGCGTTGCCGACCTGGAGGTTGCCGGGGCCGGTCTCATCGCCGACCCGAACCGCAACGCCGGACTCAACGAGGGTCCGGTGCTGGACGGCTCCGGCATCGCCGGTGGCGGTGGACCGTGGCCGATGGGGATGCCGATGTGGGAGCTGGCGCTGCCGAATGACCCGATCGCCAACGCCCCCGCCGACAGCCTGCTCCGGCCGGTCGCCGACGTGCTGAAGTACTTCACCGCGGTGAACCTGCCGAGGTGGGGCGCCCAGATGGCCCACATGCTGCTCACCCGCGAGGGTTGGCAGCCCGGCGACTACAAGGTCACCCCGGTCACCGTGGAGCTGGCACTCGACGAGCTCGCCAACTACACCGTCCGCGGCTGCCACACCGCCTACGCCACAACGCATTTCCCCGGCACGGACCGCACCTACTGCGAGCACCTGGCCGACCTGATCACCGCACGATTCGGTGCAGGTGGAACCGCCTGACGACTGGCGGCAGCACGCGCAGTGCATCGGCTCCGACCCCGCGGCCTGGGACACCTCCTACTACCCGGAACCCCCAGGCCAACGGGCGGAGCTCGCCCGCAGGGTGTGCCGGGGCTGTGAGGTCCGCCAGGAGTGCGCGCAATGGGCGCTGAGCGTCCCGCACATCCACGGCGAGTACCTGACCGGCGTCGTGGTCGCCGGATTCGCCATGCACGGCAACCCCAGCGCCACCCGCGCGAACGAGAAGATCCGCCGCCGCATGGCCGCCCGCTACGACCTCCCCTATTCCAGCGCCTCGGCCACCGTGCGCCGCGCCGCCGCCAAGACATACGAGCAAGGACAAACCGATGACCATCAAGGAGAACCTGACCAAGGCCCTGGAGCAGCTGAGGGCTGACGGCTGGATACACGGCGCGCTGTGCCGCGCCGAGCGGGACTTCGCGGGGGTGGCAGCGGAGCTCTACACCGGCCTGTGCGGGTGGTGCACCCTCGGCATCCTCACCCACGTCCGCTATCCGCTGCTCAACCCCGCCAGCGTCGACTTCGGCGCCGAGGCGTACAAGAGCACGCCGGAGACCGAGATCCTCGCCGTGGTGATCGTCGATCTGGGCTACGAGGCGCCGGGTGAGTCCAGCCTGGTCGACGTGCCGCAGGACGTGACCGCCGTCGTCGACTTCAACGATTCCCCCGGCCGCACCTTCGCCCAGGTCGAGGAGGTCTTCCTCAAGGCCATCGCCCTGGCCCACGAGCGGGGCCTGTAGTGCACGCCCGCGAGTACGCCAAGGGTGACCTCGTCACCGCGCCGGACCACGACGGCGCCCTGATCGTCCGGGCCATCCGCACCTGGCCCTTCGAGTACGCCGAGTGCGTCACCACCGACCGCCTGCTGGTCGCCATCCCCACCTCCCGCTTGATGAAGCTGTCGAGCCTCTGGTTCGCCATGCGGAAAGAGATCTGATGAAAACCCTCAAGTCCCTCGTCAAAGGCTTTGTCTCCGACGCGATCTGGGTAACCTTCGTCGCCGTCGCCGCCTTCCTCGTCTACCTGCTCGCCGACCTCATCGTGTGGATGGGCGAGGACATCATCTCGGCCCTGATCAGCCTCGCGTGCGGCGCGGGGGCTGGCCTGGTCGTGCTCACCGGCTTCCGGCTGCTGGCGCTGTCGATGCGGCGGGCGGACAGCGACGACGATGCCTAACCGCAACAAGATCCGCGGCGACGCCTACGAGCGGGCCGGGCGGGACTTCTTCCGCGCCAACGGATTCCCCGGTGCCGAACGGACCAAGGCGGGCTACGAGCGCGACGGCGGCGACCTCCATCTCGATCCCGTGATCGGCATGGCGCCCGGCGTGATCGGCCAGTCGAAGGACGTGGTCACTCCGCAGTGGAAGGAATGGATCGCCAAGCTGCGCGAGCAGATCGTCAACGCCAACGCCGAGGTCGGCTTCATCATCTGGCGCCGCCGCGGCATCCCGGATGTCGGCGAGCACCTGGTGATCATGCCCGCCCGCGAGTTCTCGATGCTGCTGCGCCGGGCTGGATACGGCGACCCGCTGCCGATCACCGATCGCTGCCAGCGCTGCGGGACGCAGATCGACTGGGTCGACTGCCCGACCGGCGGGTGGTGGGCACATCGGGACCATCCGGCCGACGACCACGACGCCGTCAGTGCAACCAAGGAGGTCGTCGAGTCGATCGACGACAACGGCCTGTGGTTCGCCGTCGGCACGGCACCGAAGAAGCGCCGATGAGCGCCCGCGCGGTGATCGCCGACGTGGACGGCACCCTCTGCGATGTCTCCACCGCGCTGCACCACCTGCCCGATTTCACGAAGTTCCACCAGGCCACCTCTGAATGCCCGGCCACCCCCGAGGTTGTGGAGTGGTGCCGGATCATGCAGTCGACCGGCTGTGTGATCGCTGTCGTCACCGCGCGCAAATACCAGCACCAGGAGCTGACCGAGCGCTGGCTGGCCCGGCACTTGGACTTCCCGTATATCGGCCCGTTCATGCGCGGCGACCACGATGACCGGCCGGACACCGAGGTGAAGCGCGATATCCATCGAATCCTCACCGAGGACTACGGATTTCGCATCCAGGCAGCCATCGACGACCGGCCGAGCGTCATCCGCTTCTGGCAGTCGATGGGCGTGCCGGTCCGGGTGGTCTACCGCCGGGATTGGGAGGCCGCGGGCGAGAGCTACGAGGGCCTGCTCGGCGAGAACTCGCTGATCGCGCAGGGGCGCCGATGAACTGGCCCGCCCGCGGCTCCCGGCCGCTGCTGCGGCGTATGGAGAAGCTCCTGCGCCGCCGAATCGACACCGTCACCGACGAAGTCGTCGATGGCCACGCCCGCATGGTCATCACCTTCGTCGATAACCCGAAACCGAAAGGACACCGATGAGCGCCACCGATATCTGGGAGATGCTCCCCGAAGCCGCGGAGCGCAAGGAGTTCCGCGCCCGCGCCGCCCTCCTCGACATGCTGGCCGAGGCGATCGTGACCGGCGACGAGAAGGAGATCGGCGAGCGCCTTGGCCTCGCTCCGATCCTCGTGGGCCAGCTCGCCAGCCGCGAGATGTGGGAGTTCACCAGCGCCCAGCTGGCTGTCTACGCCTGGCGCCTGGGCCTGAATCCGCAGGCGCCAGTAGACAAGCTGAAGGCCGCCGTAGCGGAGTATGTCGCTCGCGACATCGGCGAATTCTCGGTCAAGTACGAATCCCTCAACAGGGTCCACATCACCGCGGAGCTCGCGCCGGGTCGGCTCACGGCGGGGTATCTCCGATGAAGAACAAACTCGCCGCGATCCTGACCCACCGGGCCTTCCCGATCGCCCTCGACCTCATCGCCGACGCGATCACGCTGTTTCTCGTCCTGCGCTGGGCCTACGGGGATCTCGATGATGAATGACATCCCGACCCCGGCGTTCGTCACCACGACGGACGCCGGGGGGCCGCACGACGCCGAGAGCTACCGGGCAGGCTTCGAGATGGGCCTGCTCCAGATGTCGCTGATCCGCCAGAGCATCGCCGCGGACCTGCTGGGCAATCCGAGCCTGTTCGATCCACTGCTCGAAGGCTTCGTGATCAGCGCCGCCAACCAGCCGCAGGCCGACCTCATCGCCATGGCCGCGGGCTACGTCGCGACGTTCTCCGAGATCCCCGGCCACCTCGAGCTGATGCGCATGGACCTCAAGCGGGGCACCGGGTTGGAGCGCCGCTGATGCTGTTCATCTGCTCCCGCACCAACAACGGCCCCGAGCAGGTCGACCTCGTCGGCGAGCCCGAGTCTCCGGTCGAGATCAGCGCCGAGCTGGTCGACGGCGGCTGGGATCGGGTCACCCGCAACGGCGTCGATGTGACTATCCGCGCCGACAACGGCACCTGGACCTACCGCATCGCCAGCTACGACATCGACCGCAAGGTCTACATCGCCAACCTGCTCCCCACGGCGCAGGAAATCCCCGAATCGAACGAAACCGAAAGGGACACAACGCAATGACGGAACTGTACGCACCTGTCCAGGTCGTCGTCGACACCGACAAACTCCTCGATCAGATCGGATGGCGCGAGACCGACTACAACTACGAAGGCGAGGAGTACGAGCAGACCGGCCCGGCCAACCTGCGCAAGGGCCTCGCCGCCGAGGTCGCAAAAGTCCTTGCGCCGCAGCTCCGTTCGGAGATGGTCGAGGTCGTCCGCGAGGTGGCCAACGAGGTCGCCCACGAGCGCGTCGCCGCTGTGGTCGACGAGGTGATGGCGGGGGAGATCCGCAAGACCAACTCCTGGGGCGAGCCCACCGGCGAGCCGGTCACCCTGCGCGAGATCCTCGTCGCCGAGGTGAAGACAGCGCTGGAGCGCAAGGTCGACACCCATGGCCGCCCAGCTGGCTACAGCCGTGACGGTATGCCCTACGTCGACTACGTCGCCCGCACCGCAGCCGCCGAGGCGATCAAGGGCGAGCTGGCCCCCGCGGTGAAGGATGCCGTCGCCGAGGTGAAGTCGAAGGTCACCTCGATCGTGTCCGAGCACCTGGCCGCTCAGATCACGCGCGAGGTGGTCCGGTGAGCGAGCTCGAAACCCTCAAGGCGCTCCTGGACAAGGACTGGAACGCGCTGACCGATGTCGGCGTCACTGTCGACGGCTTCCAGACCGTCGACTGCATCGGCGGCGGCCAAACCCGCTGGCACGAAATCATGGAGATGATCACCCGCGGCCCGTCCGGCCAGAATTACCGGTGGACCTACGGCCGGGGCCTGACCGAGTGCCAGGAAGAACCCCTTGAGCCCGACACCCGTCAGATCACGCCGGTCGTCCCGGCCCTGGCGAACATCGAGGTGCTCATCTGGACGCCCGGCGAGGGCACCGAACCCGCCCAGGCCCACACCTACGTCCCCTTCGTCGAGCGCAACGACAACGAGGGCGAGACCTGGACCGCCTGGATTCAGCTGGACGGCAACGAAGCCGAGCTCGGCCGCCTCGCCGCGTACCTGACGCGCATCAACGGCGACAGCGAAGATCCCGAATACACCCTCGACCTCGCCGAGGGCTACACCGAGCGCGATGTCGACGTGCTGATCAAGCACGGTGCCGACGGCTACATGGCCCAGCATCGCCGCCTCGTCGGCCGCCTGGTGCTGGGCGAGCACCTCGACGACAGCGACGGCGAGGTGCTGCCCGGCGACCTGTTCTACAAGGGCGGCATCAACGACTTCATGAAGGAGTCCTGAAATGCGAAAGATCCCAACGCTGTTCGTCCGCCACATCGACTTCGAGAACTCCCACATCACCGAGGCGATCACCCCCGGCTGCGAGTGGGTCGCCGAGGGTCTGGGCGTCGCCACGGCGAAGTGGGACGGCGTCGCCACGATGCTCGACGCGTACGGCAACTGGTGGGCGCGCCGCGAGGTCCGCGAGGGCCGCCCGTTCCCGCCGGTGTACCTGACGGTGCAGCGCGACCCGAACACCGGCAAGACCGTGGGGTGGGAGCCGATCGAGCAGTCCGGCTACCGCAAGGCGTTCGGCGATGCGTGCGGCGACTCCGAACGCAGGCCGGGCACCTTCGAGCTGATCGGCCCGAAGGTCAACGGCAACCCGCACGGTGTCGGCGCCCATCACCTGATCCGCCACGGCACGACCGAGATCCCCGGCGCCCCGCGGTCATTCGACACCCTGCGTGCCTACCTGCGCAGCAAGCCTTCGGTGCCGGACGGCCTCACCGCAATCGAGGGCATCGTCTTCTGGTCCGAGCCGGGCAACCTCGACGCCCCCATGGCCAAGATCAAGGTCAGGGATTTCCGGTGAGGCTCATCAGGACCATCGCCTACGGCCTGCGCATCGTCGGCGTCGGCCTCATCCGGCGAGCCTTCTCCGTCGGCGGCCGGTGCGGGATGGGTCCGCAGTCCGACGAGGAGCTGCTGGAGTGGCTGCGCTCGCTGGCGGGGCCGAAGCCGACCTTCGAGGGTGGCGTGCTGCTCGGCAGCTCCATGGAGAAAGATGCCGCGATCGTCCTCACCCCCGGCTACTACAGCACCGACGGCGGCAAGACCTGGGTGGAGAATCCGACGGCCGAGCAGATCCAGGCCGCCCTCGACAAGCGCCGCAAGGCGCCGCGGTGAGCGAGGCCGAGTACCCGCCCGGTCGTGAGAAGGCCCTGGCGATCACGAAATTGGAGGAGGCGATGCTCTGGGCCAACGCCGCCATCGCCCGGCAGATCAGCTGATCCCTTTTTCAGCAGTAACCGGCGGCGGCACCTCGCCGCCGCCGTGACCTGCACAGATCTTTTTGCACAGTAACTTCCGAGGAGACACCGATGTCCTGCATCTACGCCCTGCTGCACCCGCTGCTGCACCACCCGATCGCCACCCTGGAGCTGCACGCGCACCTGTTCGTCGCGCCGATCAAGGTGCTGCCGTGGTAGACCAGCTCACCCCCGAGGATCTCGACGGCCTGCGCGAGCTCTACGCCGACGACGCCAGCGTGGTCGGCGTGGTCGAGCTCGCGATCCGGCTGCGTGATGAGCTCGCCGTGGCGAAGGCGGCGCTGGAGGCCATCAAGGCCGCCGACCCGGACCTGTTCGACCCCACCGGCGGCAACCGCCGCGGCCGGGCCTACGAGACCTACGGATCGGCCGGGCATGACCTGCGTGAGCGGTACCTCGCCGCAGTCGGCGAGACGCTGGGGGATGGCGATGAGTGAGTCTCCGGAATTGGCGCAGGCGACTCTCACCTTGGCGCGCGTGGCCGACGAACTCGGTTGCACCCGTGACCAGTTGGATCTCTGGTTCGCCCGCGGCGTCGTCGCCGAGCGGGACGGCCTGCGCTCGCAGCTGGCCGGGCTGGTCGCCTGGAGGGGCAAATTCCTCGCCCAGGCGCGCCGGGCGATCGTGGATGCGGATCGCTTTCGTCGCATCTACGACCCCGAGCAGCCGGACCTCGGCATCGTGATCGACACCGTGCTCGACGACCGCGACGCCCTGCGCGCCCGCGTGGACGAGCTGGAGTCCTTCGTCGTCGACCTGGCCTTCCATGGCACTCGCCACGACCTCAACCCGACGATGAACATGGCCGACGTGGACGTGCTCTACACCGGCATGTCCGACTACCTGCGCTCCATGGACGAAACGATCCGCCGCCGCGCCAAGGCACTGCTGCCCGAGAAAGAGACCAAGGCCGATGAGTGACAACGAATTCCGCCCCATCGTCGACATCGACGAACTGCACGCCATCCCGGTCGGCAAGTTCGTCGAGGCCGACGGAATCCTGTACAAGAAGGTGCGCACCCGCAAGGGCTTCCAGTGGCGCGTCGTCCACCAGTACACGAGCTCGCAGCTGTTCCGCCACAACGAGGAGATCCGCATCAAGGTGGGGGTCGCCGACGATGAGTGACTTTCGCGTGCTCGTCACCGGCTCGCGCGATCACCCAAAGCGCGGCCTGGTCTTCGAGGCCCTGGACGCTGTGCTGTTCGACAAGTGCCAGCCCGGCGGCAAGCTGACCGTCGTCCACGGCGCCTGCCCTACTGGCGCCGATGCCTACGCCTCGGAATGGTGCCAGCTGTGGTCGGCACAAGTGATCGAGGAGAAGCACCCCGCCGACTGGAACACCTGCACAGAGCGCTGCTACCACAAGCCCCGGCCGGACGGTCGCTGCCCGGCTGCCGGACCCCGCCGCAACGGCGAGATGGTCGCCCTCGGTGCGGATCTGGTGCTCGGCTTCCCATTGCCTGGCGCGTGGACGAACTCCCGCGGCACCTACAACTGCCTGCGCCAGGCCATGCAGGCGGGCCTGGAGGTCAAGAAGCTGGTCTACAGCGTCTGACCGACCGCAGATACGACAACGCCCCCGGTGCTCAATCGGGGGCGTTGTCTGGTTTGCGGCAGCAACTGCATCTGTAGTTGTTGTCGCCTCGACGGTATCAGGAGTTGCGGTGCGCCGCCTCCATGGCCTCGCGCTCGGCCTTGAACTCCTCGATCGTCCGATAGCCGTCCCAGACGAGCCCCCGCCGCGCCAGCGCGAGCTTGTCCTGCATGTTCACCATGGCCTCGTCGATGCCGAGGCAGACGGCCGGATCGCCCTGGAAGGCATAGCGATACCGCTTCGGGTCATTCGAGTCGGAGGGGTCGGAGATGTGGCCCATCACCTTCTCGCCGACGATCGCGGCGTACTCCTCGTTGAGGGCCTTCAATTCGTCCAGCTTCTTGCTCATGTTCGTCCTTTCGATCAGTAGTCGGGCAGCGGTTCGCCCGCGGCGCAGGCGGGGCAGTTGTCGGTGCAGGCCGTCCACGCGGAGGAGTAGATCGGCCGCCCGTTGGCGTAGCGCGGGTGCTGCCGCATCCGGTGGCCGTTGACGGCGAGGTAGGGCTTCTCCTGCTCGGCCTGCCACGCCAGCTGCTCCCGCTCGGTCATGGCCGCGTAGTCGTCGGCGCCGAGGGATCGCATCATGCCTCCGGCGCGTACTGCTTGACGAGGTCCTGGATGAACTGCGGCGCCGCGGCGAGCCCTCCTGGCACGTCGATGGAGTGCCATTCTTCGGCGCCTAGGACCTGACTGACTGCGCCGTCCTTCTTGTAGATCGGGCCTTCGGCCGTGACGCGCCAGCACTCCCAGTCTTTGCCACGCTCCCTTCGATACTGGATGACGAGGCCGTTGGGCCGGTACTTCGCGCTGCCCGGCCGGGTGAAGTGCAGGCCCGTCCCGGCAGTGACATCCGGGGCGTCGTCGAGGTAGAGGACGACCTTGTGCTCGAATTCCTCGCCAGTAACCTTCATAGCCGCCTCCTCCGTTACGGTCACGCTGTCCTGCTGGGCCAGCACGTGCTCGACTGGGTCGTGCGGGCCGACGTAGGCGAGCGTCTCACCCAGCGGGTAGTCACCGGCATGGTAGATCTGCCGCAGCTCGCCGCTGACGCTTTTGCCGTCGCCGTCCTTGAAGACGACCGTCTTCCCGATGTGACGGGCGCTGAGGTCGCCCGCGGTCAATGTCTCTGTCATGTCGAACCCTTTGCTGTGGCCGATGTTTCCACCGGCCGGGCCGGGCTACCAGCGGGGTGCTGATAACCCGGCTTATCGGTGTCAGGGCTTGCGCGAGCCGGGGGTGGGGGAGTCGCCGTCGAGCCACTTCTTGGCGGCGTCGACGATGTCGTAGCCCATCTCCTCTGCCTCGCCGACAGCGAGGGTGCAGATCGGCCCGTACTCCTCGCCGCCGAAGGCGTAGGACAGCGTGGTCAGCATTCCGCGCTGCCCCGGCGCGCTGTGGTCACCGGCGAAGTCGGCGGTGAACCAATCCTCGTCCTTGACGAACAGCACTCGGGTGGCCGTCGATTCAGGGATGCTCCAGCCCTTCTCGATGGCGTAGGCGGTGACGATGTCGCGGTCGGTCACTTCGGCGCCCTCTCGATCGCTTCCTTGACCACGGCGTCAACCGCGGCCGGGGTCATGTACAGCCTGGCCACCTTCTCCAGAGCCTTCAGCTCCGAGGCTGCGTGCGCCAGGTCGGCGATGGACGAGCCGTTGTACCGGCCGGAGGTCGCCGCACCGGTGTCGAGGTCGGCACGCGCGATGCCGTATCGGGTCGCCGTCGTGCGCAGGAGCTGCGTGATCTGGTCGAGCACCTTGTCGCCCGCCGACGGAGGCGGCACAGGCGCCGCCTGGGAGATCGGCTTTCCCTCGATCTCGGCTTCTGCCTTCGCCAGGTCGGCCTGGGCGCTGGCGAGGGCGTACTCCTCCTCAGCGAGCCGCTTGCGGAGGCGGTCGATGTTCTTCGTCGACTCGTTCACCCGCTTCTGTGCCTCCGCGCGCCGCCACTCCAGTTCGACCGAGGGGTCGATGTTGGCGCTGACCTTCGAGATCCAGTCGACGACATGGGCCGCCCAGTCGGCCTTCTTCGGCAGGGGGCTGGAGTCGCTCCAGCCGCGCAGCTGGAACTCGTTGTCCGAGAGAACCCACACAGTCTTGGCGTGCTCGCTGGCGTAGGCGTAGTTGAGCTTCCCTGACCGGGTGACCATGAACTCCAACCGCGCGTGCTGCTGCGGCAAAGAGATGTCGTTGTGGTAGGTCCCGCGTCCGTTCACGACGGGGTTGCCGGACCACAGCCCCTTGGCTGCGCCGAGGATCGCCATCGCGACCTCGGAATGCTGGTCGGACTTGGGGTTGCTGGCCCAGCGCAGCATCTCGTCCAGATTAGCCATAACGCACCTCGCCCAGGATCGCCAGCTGCACGACAGAGTCGATCACGCAGGCGTCGTACTCCTCGCCCCCGTCACCGCTGACGAGAGATTGCTCGGCCGCCGCAATCGGACGACCGGTGACGCCGCAGTGCTGCCACTTTCCGGCCTTCTCCAGGTCCAGCAGCTTCCGCCAGCCGGTTGCGATGGAGTCGACGCCGATGGTGAACTCCGCGATGGGCTCCTCCTCGTCGCCGAGTTCGCGGACTATGAGCCGGGAGAACTCAGGATCACCGGGGATGTCGCTCCACTCGGTGCGCGCCCAGTAGGCGACGGCCGAGGGCGACTCCTCGAGCATCCATCGGTAGAACTGCTCACGAACTTCGGTGCGCTTGCTCATCACTTCTCCTCCGGCCAGTTGGCGACGATCACGGAACGCAGTGCGCCCCAGGAGTACCGGCTGTCCAGACCCTGGCCGCCCGGCGCCGACACGAATGTCTGCTTGAACTTCTTCTTGCCTGGCGTCTTGTCGGCCCGGAGGTTGTTGCCCCACAGCAGCGCGGTGCGAATCTTCCACGTCCCACCGTCGATTCGGACGTACTCCAGGTAGGCGTAGTCCGGCAGCCACTCGGCGCCCTTGTTGTCGGTGTGAAGGTCGTCGCTCGTTACGTCCGCCCGGATCGCCCGGACATCGGTGACGGTCGTGGTGTCCTTGACGGAGCTGATCTCGAATTCCATGGTCAGTTCCCCTTCGTAGATGCCCGGCGCGCTGCCGCGGCGTGACGGCGCCAGTTGCCCATGCACCGGTTGCTCCATTCGAGCTGCGAGGCCCATCCGCACGAGCAGACGGCCTGAAACTTGCGACCCTCGGCGGTCTCGACAACCGCGAGGTTGGAGGAGTGAGTCGTGGTCTCGCTCATCACTTCTCCTCGGTCGCCGCGAGCTCGCGATCGGCATCCCACTCGGCCTGTCGGCGCGTCTTCCAGATCTCCAGCGCCCGCGCCTGCGCCGCCTGCTTGGTCGGATGCTTGACGGCGTACTCGTCGTCGGTCACGCCGATGCCCTGGGACACCGTGAGCCCCCAGTACTGCTCGCTGCTGCCGGACTGCCTGCGCGAGATGGAGTAGGTCTCCTTGCGGCCGATGTAGTCGGCGCAGTGGGCGACGTAGTTGCCGTCGGACTTCTTGTAGAACCTCGGCGGCACCCATGCGTCGGCGACCTTGCTGATGTACAGGATCGAGCCGCTGGGGCTCGCCTCGACGGTGTAGCCCGCCTCCTTCAGCACCTTGGCGATCCGGGCGGCCTTCTTGGTGTTGACCTCCTCGATGTCGTCGGTGTCGACGCTCACCGAGATGCGGGTGGGGCCGGACTGGCTCACCCGCAGGCCGGGCCGGGCGCGGTCGTGGGAGGTCTTGTACCCCAGCCGCCGCATGGCCAGCGCCATCGTGTTCACCGCCAGCAGGCCGGGGCGCATCCACGGCTCGTGCTCGTCGGCCTTGCGCGGCCGTCCGGTCTGACGGTCGATCTTGGCGTAGGCCAGGATGTCGGCGCGCACGTAGATGTCGGTGCCCGAGGGGGAGGCGAGCTTCGGCGGGAAGTCTTCGGCCTTCTTCAGCACGTTCACCCGCTGACGCGAGCAGCCGAGGATCTCGGCGATATCGGCGACCCCGACGAGGTCGGCCGCGGGGGTGCCAGCGAGGGTGCTGGCGATCCACTCCGTCATGGATTGTCCTTTCGATGAACGGGGTAGAGTGTGGACCCGAGCCGGGGTGCATAGGTCGCATCCCGGCTCTTTCTGTGTCCGCGCTCCCTCCGTACGAACGACTATACGGGAAAGAGTTGTCAGTCGTCAACCCTTTTTGGAGCAGGCTCGTTGAGGATCTGGGCGACGCGCTGACGACTCAGGCCGACGAGCGCGGCAATGTCGTGAGCCTTGAGATTGTCCCGGCCGAGATCGTGGACGAACGCCTTCGTCGTGCTCTCGATTTCCTTCTCGAATTCCCGCAGGCGCCCACGTGCCCGCAGCAATGCGCGTGAGCGAGATTCGATGCGCTTGGTGTGCCTGAAATCGCCCATGGTCATGACGACTTCGAATTCCGAGGGCCGCAGATCCTTCTCCAGCATGATGAAGCTCTGCGCCGCCTCGACGACGCCCTCCAGCTTGGTGGCGTGAGTCTTCACACCCTCTCCGACCTCGGGTAACTCGATAGTCCACGATGTCCCGTCGTACCCGGACACGACAGCTGTAAATCGCATAGCGATCCTCCTTTCGACACGCTCATGCTATCCGGTAGCACGCTGATCCGCTAGTCGGTAGCAGCAGTGATGCTATCCAGTAGCACCACATGATCGAGCCGGGGCGTATATCGCCAGATCAGCGCCTGTCCAGCCAGGCGTTATACGGTGTATAAATAGTCCATGTCTGATCGTGTCTGTGGAATGAAGCGCTGCTCCCGGTCGTCACCGAATTACATCTGCAACCTGTGCAACCGATACCTCCACAAGGACCTGCGAGCCGTCGCCTGGCTGGGCCGCGAGCTCCAGGTCACCCTCACCCGTACCGATCAGCTCGGCGATCCCTACGCCGACGGCGGCCACGCCACCGAGAAGCCGCTGATCTTCAACGACGCCGCCAGCGAGGCCGCGTGGGCGCTGCGCAATGATCTCCAGTACTGGACCGGCGAACTGGCCGAGTTCATGGGCGTGACCTTCGTGCCGCTGGGCTCGACCCACCTGGCCAGCTTTGTCGGCCCGATCCGGCCGGGGGAGAGCCACGCCCCGCAGGACTACCGGCCCACCGCGCCGGACCTCGCGGCCTGGCTGGCCTACCACACCGCCACGATTCCGAAGATGGCCGCCGCCGCCGAGTGCGCCGACGCCATCGCCAACTCCGTCGCCCTCGTCGGCCGGACCATCGACAAGCGCGACGTGCCAGTGTTCTGCGGCCCGTGCCCGCACTGCGAGAAGGGCGGACTGTTCGGCCGCCGCGACGCCGACCGCCTGCACTGCCGCAGCTGTGGCGCGAAGGTCGACCGTGACGCCAACGAGGTGAGCGTGCACACCGAGCTGCGTCGCCGATTCTTCCCGGCGGGGGAGATGGCCATCGTCGTCACGAACATCACCGGCAAGGAGATGTCCTCCAAGCAAATTCACAACTACGCCGCCGCCCGGCGCGACCGAATCCGCAGTGTCGTCGATACTCTCGGCCGCCGTCTGTATTCGGCCGCGGATGTTCTTGCCGCCATGGGGTATTCGAGCACCGTGGCGGCGGCGTAACAACTACCCTGTAGTTCTGCGATCAGGTAGCGGGCCGGTTACCGCAATGCCTCCGCCGGAGACGGCAATTGAACAATCGAAAGGACTGCCCGACATGGGTAAAACGATTCCCGACGCCTACTCGCCAGCGACCAAGGAAACCGCGCTCCAACTTCTTCGCGAAGCGGTCGATTCGGGCAAAACCCTCAACGCGGCGGCGAACGAAGTGGCGGACGCATTCTCCGATGGCCCGGCCGCCCCGACATTGATGGGCTGGGCGCGCAAGGCTGGGATCAGTTCCACTGCGACGCAGGGAAGGAATTACAGCGACGAGCAGCGCCGCAAGGCCGTGGCCGAGATGCTGGAGCTGATCAAGCAGGGCAAGACGCCGCACATCGCCGCGACGACGGTCTCGAAGATGCCGGGGATGCCGAAGGTGACCGCCCTGCGCCGATGGCTCGACGCGTCCGCCGACGAGCTTGCCGCCGCGGCGAAGGAGAACGAGAAGCGCCGAGCCGAGGAGCTCGCCGCCTTCGAGGCTGAGCTGCGCGAGACCACCGCGCAGATCAAGGAGAAGCCGGTCGCACTGGAGCGCATCGAGCCTGTTCCCGCTACCGCCGCCGACGCTCTGGTCACGCAGATCAACGAGCTGAAGGCAGAGAAGGCCGACCTCACCGATCGCCTCCAGGACGTCCAGGACGACTACGACAAGCTGATGGGCAAGTTCATCGAGCTCCAGGCCCGCCTGAGCGACGAGTCGCACCTGCGCGAGGAGGTGTCGAGGCTGCGCATCCTGGTGAACTTCTACACCTCCGAGGCGATCTGACCGTCCGCGACACGCCGAATATCCTGCATGTGGTTGAAACGCGCAGACACGACGTGTTTAGGCTAATTCGCCTGACGTGTACTGGATAAGTCACAAAGTCAGGCCCACAACTGAATCGAAACGCCCCATTGCGTGCTCCGTCGCGGTGGGGCGTTTCCCATGGATAGCGGGCCGCCATCCTCGTTACCGCAGAAAACGAAGAATGCCGCGCCCGTAGCACCGCGCCGGATGGAGTTACGTCCTTTCGCCATCCGGTTGCGTGTGCCGCTGTGTCGCCCCCTCCAGCGCAAACATGAGGGGGCTCAACTTCCGGCCGGAATCATCGGCCGAACCCTGAGAAGGAATCACAGATGAACGCCTGGATCGCCTATGGCCTGATCCAGTGGCTTCTGCATTTCGCGAGGCCACTGGGATGAACGCGATGAAAGGACAGACGCCCGAGCAATCGCGGCCGTGTGCGGCATTTCTGCGGAAGACCATCAAGCCCGCGCACCCGCAGTACAACGCCGTCTCTCAGGAGTGGTACGTCGACTGCGTCAGCGCGCACGGCCACTCCGGGATGCACAGCAGCGCCCGCGGTGACCGCTGGCTGACCACCGAGGGAGTAGTGATCGACCGTCGTGGCTGAGAAGACGAAAGACCCCGCCATCGCCGCCCTGGCCAACACCTTGTCGAACATCCCGCACCCCGGCGGCCAGGAGCTGCGCCTGGTGATGTTCGACGGCGCCTCCGACTCGGTGAAGACCCAGGTCGCCGAGGGCATCGTCCACTTCCTGCGGAAGAACGGCCACATGCCCTACCCGCGGTCGACCAAGCGCCGGACGAAGTGATGGGTAAGGCGAAGAAGGCCAAGCAGGCCACCACCGCCGCCGAGGCGCCGCGCGTCATCGGCAACCCCACCGCTGCCCAGCGCGCCAGCGTGATCCAGGTGATCACCGGCCTGCTGGAGCGCGTCAACCTCGGCTCCGCGCTCACTCGCGGCGAGGACGGCAGCATCACGATCCGCATACCGAAAGGTCCGTAATGGACACCGAAGACACCGACGACCGGCCGGTGACCATCGCCGATCGTCTCGGCCCCGAGGTGGTGGCGTCGCTGATGGCGAAGGCCACGGCGAGCGCCGACGCCGCCGACGCGCAGCGATAGGAGCACGATGCCACGTCCGCCCCGCCGTCCCGAACATCCCGATCTCGATCTGCTGTCCCAGGCGGTGGCCGAGACCGACATCGCCAGCGCCCAGGGCGCCAGCCACGACGAGATCTTCAGCCGCGTCATCGCGCCGGAAGTCCTCGATTACGCCGCCGTCTCCCGCGCCAACCTCGCCCGCCACCAGCTGAAGCTGTCCGCCTCCTCGGAGACCGGGATGGCCGCGACCTGGCAGGACGGATTCATGGCAGGCGCCCGATATCAGCAGCTGAAGGAATCGGCGGCCGGGGAAGAAATCCCCGCGGCCACGAATTCCTGAAATCCGACGAATTCCCGAAATCCCGGAACTCCTGCCCGCCAGGAATTCCGGGATTTCTTCGCGTCTGGGGATCTCCTCCGGCCGCACCGGCCCGACTGCGATCCGGCCGACGAAAGGACACCATGGAGATCAACACCGACGACGGCAGCAAGGGGCTCTGGCTGATGACCGGCCCTTCCGGCGACGACACCCCGGCCAAGATCGGCCTGCTGTTCGATTGGTGCCGCTATGACAGTGACGCGCACGGCTGGGCCATCAGTGGCGGCACACCGCGCGGCGTCTTCGCCGTCGGCTGGATGCCGTGCCTCAGCGCGAGCTGCCCGCTACGTGGAATGCCGAAGCCGCTGCACCATGCGATCGTCCTCGTCGGCAACCTCGTCGACAGCCTCCACGCCTGCGCCGACACCCTCGCCCTCGTGGCCCGCCGAGCCCGCGGCTTCTCGCGACTCTCGCGCTGATGGCCACGCGGGTACGCCGTCCGTGCACGCAGTGCGGCCAGCCGGTCGTCTCCGGCGGCAAGTGCGCCCGGCACCTCGCGCTACACCACAAGCGCGTCGACCAGATCCGCGGTAACTCCTCGCAGCGCGGCTACGACAACGAGCACCGCACGCGCTTCCGTGCCGAGGTGCTGCGGCGGGACAACTACACCTGCCAGATCTGCTCCGGCTACGCCGACCGCGCCGACCATCACCCGCTCTCACGCAAGGAGCTGGTCGAGGCCAGGCTCGATCCCAACGATCCCGTCCACGGCCGGGCGCTGTGCGAGTACTGCCATAACCGGCACACCGCCAAGACGCAAGGCAAGGACAACTGGCGCAAGTCGCGATGAGAGCTCATCGGCGAGGGCCTCGGAGGGGAGGGGCTTCGCCGCGCCCGCGCGGCCGTTTCGGATCGGTTTCGCCGGGCGGTGGGAAAAAAATTTTTGGAGCACAATCCTCGCTGGTCGGCAGGAGAAACCGTCGCTGGGAAACCCGCAGTACCCCCCGTGGGTATCTGAGACCCGGCTGGATACCCACCGGGGGTACCAAGTGTTGACGATGTCAAGATCACGATTAAATATCTCCGCGTGTCGTAGCATTCGGGCGTGTCGTGCGTCCCGCATCGCCTCGGCTCGTTGGCGCTGTTCACGGCGCGTTTCCGTGCCCGAACGCACCGCAAGCCATGTCGGCGCCGTCGGCGCGCCCGTCGGCGCCTTGTCGGCCGGATCGCTGGCGCGCCGTACAGGTCGGCTGTAGCGGTTGCTGTCGGCGCCGTCGGCCGGATCGCTGGCAGGCTGGCGCCGATCACGTCGGCCGGTCGCAAAGGGTCGGCCGGATCGCTGGCGCCGTCGCTGGCAGGCTCGAGCCGATGAGTCGGCCGGACATGCCGTGCGCCGTCGGCGCCAAGTCGGCGCCGTGCGGGACGCTCACCCAATCGGCCCGGTCGGCGCCGTTGCTGGCGCCCGGTCGGCCGGTCGAGTCTTAGGCACCGAGTGTGGCGCCCGTACGTGGTTGCGCGGTCCTAGATTCCGCGCTGTGAGGCTCGATATCCGAGCATGGTGCTTGCGATCGGTTCTCCTTCTGTCACGTGACGTAATGCTGTGTCGGCAAGATCGCCAGAAACACAACAAGCCCTACCGACATAGGCGCCGATAGGGCTTGTTGTCTCGCTGTGCGCACCCACGGCGCCGCGTGCGGATAGGTCCCGCGCGCGGCGCCGTCGGCGGCTCGGCATCAGTACGTGTTGTCGTGCGTGAGGCCGCCGAGCCATTCGGGCACCCGCTTGCCCTGCCACATGATCAGCAATCGGCTCGGTATGCCAACCGTGCGGCTGTCGACGTATCGAACAATGCGCTTGTTGGTGCTGGCCTTGCGTCGGCGCAATTCCTTGCAAGCGTCAATGAAGGAAAGCGTTTGCGTTCCGCTGCTCCATTGTTCGGTCACGGGTGAGTATTCCTGCGCGTAGAAAACGTCAATTTCTCGCATGTAATTACCTCTCTCGGTTCGGCCCAGTTGCCGTGACACACCGCGCGGATAGGTCCCGCACGGTGTCTCGGAGACGACTAGGACGGGTCCTGCAAACTCAGATTGCCGCGGTATGCAGCCTGCGACTCGCCCGCGCGGTAATCCGGGTTGTCATTGCCAGCGACGATGAATCCGATCATTCCGTTAGGCAGGAAGTTGTGCACTGTCCCGCGGACGTCTCCGCTCGCTGCGGAGTGCCAGACAACCCGATCACCTTGCTTGAACTCCGGGTAGCAACGCTCGCAATCGTCGTCGCTGCACTTCGGCGGTCGGTTGGCTGTCGGCGCGGCCCAGTAGCTCACGCTGTCGCCGTTGTTCCAGTTAACGCGATACGAATACTCTTCGCCCGCGAGGACGGCGCGCCGGACTCCATAGAGCATGTCTCGGAATCCGTCCGACCCCTCGCGCTGCATCAACTCGACCATGCCGGTATCCCCGGCGCCGTCCTTGAGGTCAGCCTCAGATTCCGCGGACGCGTCGCACGCTTCGGCCGACGCCTCGCCATCGCGGACGATCAACTCAGCAAGCGCGCGCGCTACCTCGATAGCGTCGGCCTCACTGTCGACATGCAGCGCGGTCGGCGCCATGTCCTCGGGCAGGCATCCGGGCGTATTCGACGAGACAACCCAAACGGTCATGATTCGATCCCTTCTCAATCCGGCCTAGTTGCCGTGACACACCGCGCGGATAGGTCCCGCACGGTGTCTCGGAGACGACTAGGACAGTGCGCCGTAGGACCAACTACCCAACGGCGCCGATTCGCACGGCAGCGGCGCCACTGGCGCCCCGTACGCGTCGGTTGTGTCGTCGGCCGGATAGCCGTACTCGCACGGGTCGACATTGAACGGAACGTTGTACTCCGGTACGTCGGCCGACGCGGACGGCGCCGACAAGGCCAGCGCAGCGGCTGCGATAGCGAGGATGGTTCGAATTGCGTTGCGGGACATAGTGATTACTCCTGTCGGTAGGTTCGGTTAGACCGCGAGATAGAAGCGGGTGCGCCGGTAGACATTCCGGTACTCGTCGGCGCGCCCGTAGTCGATGATCAGCTCGGAGAAGTGGTCGCCGAACATGGCCGTTCGCGCCGCGCGCGGGTGCTCGACGGCGAACTGTTCGATGGCGCTTTTCAGTGCCTCATTTGCCACGCTGGGCAAGTCGTGCGAGCTCAACTCGCGCCGCTGCATTTCCGACGCGTCGGCACTCACTGTGAAGTCCTGGTCTATGCGGACAACCTTGAAAGGCATTGCGATCCTTCGCGTTTCGAGAATGGACGGTTAGACGCTGGCAGGCTCGACAATCGAGGCCCACCACGTGAACGCGTGCCGCGTACCGGCATCACGGTCTCCGCAGTGCTCGCACTGCGACCGCGAGAACGTACGCGTTTCGCAATCGCAGTCGGCGCCGTCGGCGCACGGTTCGCCCATGTGGGCGCATTCGTCGTCGGTGAGGTGGCCGTGTCCAAGCGTCACGGCGTCGGCGCCAGCGTTGCGCATGTTGTTTTCGATGTGCGCCAGCCAATCGGCCACCTCATCGGCCGACCAATCGGCCGGGACGTTGCCGTATTCGATGCGGAATAGGCACGGTTCGCAGCACCATCCACTACCGAGAGAGATTTGCGCGTTCATATTCGATCCCTTCTGTGTCGGCCCAGTTGCCGTGACACACCGCGCGGATAGGTCCCGCACGGTGTCTCGGAGACGACTAGGACTCAGCGGGGAGCGAGTCGCATGGTTCCGCCGTGCATGTGCACAAGCGGAACATGCGGCATGGTCATGCCCTCATACGGTGTGTGCAGGATGAGGGATACGTTTCCGTCCTCATCGGTGTGAGGCTCGAGCGTCATAGTGAAGCAACCGCGCGGCTCACCGACGCTGATCTGTACTTCGATCCGGTTTTCGCCGATCGTCACGCCTGCCCAGTTGACATAGTCGGCGGCGGACTTGTCGCGCGGCTCCGCCAGCGTGTAGTTGGTTTTCTCGCGAATGTCATCCTCCGACACCCACGCGTCGTCTTCTAGCTCAAGGTCGCGCCGGATGTCGTCAAAGTCGATTCCGTTGCACAACCGCGCGTCGTTTTCGTCGTGCGTCCAGCCATCAACAGTGTCGGAAATAGGCTGGCCGCAATGCTTGCAAACCTTCTCGTCGTCGCTGTTCGCGGTAACGGTCACGTCGATTGTGTCATCGTCGCCGAAGTGCTCGGAGTCGATTGCCTGGCCGTTAATTTCGATGCTGAACACAGCAGTACTCCCGTGGGAATTGGCGAATTTCTCGGCGCGCCAGATAGGCGCGTTGCGTGACCTAATGGCCATGACATACCGCGCGCAATGTCGCGGTATCTCGGGAGCCGTTAGGGCAGGCTACGCGGACGCGTATTCGAAACGGATACGGAACGGCGCGCCGTCGAATTCGCGCGGCTGTCGGTCCTCGAAAGCGGAGACAAGATCAAGGTAAGCCTCGGCGTAGCGTTCGCCGAAAGTGTGTTCCCGCGCGGCATGTGCTTTGTTGAGTGCTGCCGCATTGTCCTCATCCCTCGCATTGAGCCACGCGCGGCGGTCGGTCGCAGTGCGCTTAGGCGCCGCTTTCACGATAGCGGGCATTACCTCCGAAGCCTCATCGGAAACCGCGTCGTAGTTGTCGCGGGCAGGCGCCTTGCCGCGCGCTACTTCCTTGGTCTGGCCGCTGGCAGTGACTTTCTCGATCACGTAGGTAGCGGTAAGGCCATCCAGGGCGCCAGCGAGCAAGTGGGGGTACTCGGCCGAGTCGTCGAATGAGTCTGCCCAATCGGCAATCCGGGCGGTCACGTCTGCATCGTTCGCGAGAGTGGCGCGCCGGTAAAGGCTGCGCATTCCGGCTGTGAAGTCCGACCATGTCATCGCGCCATCGCAGTAGCGCCGATCGAGTGCATCCAGTTCGTTGCGGAGCTCAGACTTGCCTGCCCACTGCTGGCCGCAGTATGTGCAGTCGAGCGGCTGGCCCGCGAAAACGGGCTCAGCTGCCGCGTAGAAGTCGACACAGTTGTTGCAGCGCTGATCAATCGAGCCGTCATCTGCAATGCGCTGCACACCGATCATCTTGCGGTCCGTCATGTCGTCGCCTCCCGTTCCGTCGCTTCGCACCGTGCGCCGCGATCGAGGCCAACAGTGCCCGTGACCAGGTGGAATGCGCAATCGGCCGGTAATTGCGTCCGGTGGTTTTGACGGCGTACGAAAACGGACCCGCCGGTTGGTTACTCGATACCCCCTCGGAGTCAGCTACCCCCCGGCAACATCTCCACAGCGAGCGGCCGGCGACCGTTCTCCCCACAGTCCTCTCAAAAATGCTCGATTTTCGAAAGCCTTTTTGCGCCGGTCAGGGGCATGATTTTCGCACTCTCGCTATGGACGTGACCTGGGACGATGCCAGGTCGGCGACGGGGCGGCCGGAAGGGCCAGTCGAAAGGATTCTCCAGCAATGATAGAGCCACCATTCGCGCTTTCGGAAGGCGCAGACGAACATTGGCGGCGGCACGTGGATCGCATCGTATCCGAGGGCCGCGCCAAGCTCATCAATACCGACGCGCTGGCGATCTACTGCGACATGCTGGCCCAGTATCAGCAGGCTACGCACCTGATCCACATGGAGGGCATGACCCGCGACGGCGACCGCGGCGGCATGACCAAGCACCCGGCCACGACCATCCTTACCTCGCTGCGCGCCGACCTGCGGCACTATGCCCGCATGATCCCGCTCTACGACTCCGATGCCGAAATCGGCGACAGCCTCGACGGTTTCATCGCCGACGCCGAGAAGTGGGCCAACGAGCCCACGGCAGGCTGACCCGTGGCCGCCCGCTGGGAGGAGCTGCTGGCGCTGACCGTGCGCTACCACCCCGAGACGCCGCTGCCGACCGCCGAGCGCTACGCCAAGACGGCCGCGAAATTCGAGGAAGTTCGCGCCTCGGTGCACCGCACCGGCAAGAAGCCGCCGTCGGCGTACTACAAGCTCGCCTCGATCCTCGCCGCGCTGTCGCAGCAGGTCGGTATCCCGGTGCCGACGGCCGACGAGTGGCGCGGCGACGACGGCGACTGGGGCGTCATCCGCGGCGTCACGCACTCAACCGGCTTCCTGCCGGTCGACCGGGCCGCCATCCTCGTCGACCGCGACTGGCACGCCAGCCTCACCACGTGAATCCGAAAGGCGCACATGGACCTCGAGATCCACCGCGACCACATCACCAAGTTTCTGCGCACTGCTGAGCGCGGAGAGTCGGCACCGATCCCGCCCTGGGCGGTGCTCTTACTGCAATCCATAGGAGCTGTCTTGTCCGATCAGGAAATCCTCGACGCCGACGTTGCCGCCCTGAACGCCATCGCCGACGACATCGAAGCCGAGCTGGCCGCCCTGCGGAAGGCCGCGCCGGGTCTGAACTTCTCCGGCCTGGACGCCATCGTCACCCGCCTGCGCGGCGACTCCTCGGACGGTGGCGGCACCGCGCCCGCCGCCGACGCATCGGCACCGGCCGCCAGCGCGCCCGCTCCGGTCGACACCGCTCCGGCGGACGACGCCAGCGAGCCCGTGGCCGAGCCCGAGCCCGAGGACGCCACCGCGCCCGAGGATGCTGCCCTGGTGGCCGACTCCGGCGATGCGGCTGCGCCCGTGGAGGACTCGGCGTCCGCTTCGTCGGCCGACGCGGCCCCCGCGGTCCCGACCGTCGGCGACGGTTCGGGCGACGACCCGACCCCGGAAACGCCCGCTGTCTGATTTCGACCTCAACACACCGGGGGCAACCCCGCTCCCGGTGTGTGGGTTCGTCAATATCTTGTCTGGTCTCCGCTGTTTGGAGACCGGCGATCATCTCTGCGAAGCCCGCGCCACGCTGGGCCGGGATTTCTTCGAATGCGTGCTCGTGCACACCAAGGGCGCCTACGCCGGGGCGCCCTTTCTGCTCTACAACTGGCAATACGACGACATCGTCCGGCCGCTGCTCGGCAAGACGGTGTGGTCGGACGAATACGGTTGCTACAAGCGGCAATTCGAAATCGCGTGGATCGAGGTCGCCCGGAAAAACGGGAAGTCCGAGATCCTCGCGGGCCTCATGCTCTACCTCCTCGTGATGGACGACGAGGAGTCTGCCGAGATCTACGGCTGCGCGAAGAACCGTGAACAGGCCAGCCTCGTCTTCGACGTGGCGAAGCGGATGGTCGAGCTGTCTCCCGTCCTGCGCCAGCGCCTGCGCATCAAGGCCACCGAGAAGCGCCTGATCTTCGCGCGCACCAACAGCTTCTACCGGGTGCTCGCCGCCGACGCTGGCGGCGCCCTGGGCTCCAACCCGCACGGCGTCGGCGCCGACGAGATCCTCGCCTGGCCGAACTCCGGCATGTGGGACTCGATGCGTACCGGCATGGGCTCCGGCGCCCGCCGCCAGCCGCTGATGGTCGCCGCCACCACCGCGGGATCGGACACCGAAGGCTTCGCCGGGCAGATGCACAAGGAGATGGAGCGCATCGCGGAAGATCCCGACCGCGCGCCGCACATCTTCGTCTACCTGCGCAACGTGCCCATGGACGCCGATCCGTGGGACGAGGAGAACTGGCACCTCGCCAATCCGGCTCTCGGGCAATTCCTTTCGATCGAGGGCCTGCGCAAGCAGGCAATCGAGGCGATGCAGAACCCCATCGCCGAGGTTGCGTTCCGGCAGTACCGGCTCAACCAGTGGCAGAACGCAACGTCGCGCTGGATGCCGATGCACCTGTTCGACGCCTGCGCTGGCGAGGAATTCGAGACGTTCGACGAGGCGCGCGAGCGCTTCCGCGGCATGGACTGCTGGTTCGGCCTCGACCTCGCCGCCCGCCAGGACCTCACCTCGATGTGCTACGCGTTTCCCGACGCCGACGGCGGCGTGGATCTGCTCTGGCGCTTCTGGCTGCCCGAGGCGGCCTACGCCCGGCTCAACGCCGCCAACGACGGCCGCCTGGTCGACTGGCAGCGCAAGGGCTGGCTGACGGTCACCGAGGGCGATGTCCTGGACTTCGAGGTCTTCTACAAGCACGTCCAGGAGGACAGCGAGCACTTCCACATCCTCGGCGGCGACGCGGACAAATTCGCCTCCGATCCGGTGCTCCAGCGCGTGCAGCAGACCGTCTACTGCGACGACATCATGGCCTACAGCAACACCTTCCAATACATGAGCCCTGGGATGCACCACATCTCAGACCTGGTGAAGCTCAAGGCATTCCGCTGGCACGGCAACCCCGTCGCGCGGTTCTGTTTCGACTCGACCGAGGTAGTCGTCGACACCGCCGATCCCGACCGCATCCGGCCGCACAAGCCCAACCGCGGCCTGGCCGCGAAACGCATCGACGGCGTCCCGGCCGCGATCCTCGCCGTCAACGCGTGGAAGACCCGCGGCGACTCCATCCTGAGCGTCTACGCCAGTGGCGATTACGACGTTTATAGCCTCTGAGGGGGTGTGAATGTTCAAGCGCCGCAACAAGCTTGACGCTTATCTCGGCGAGATCCTGAGTCGGTTCATAGTGACCCTCAAGGACGGCTCCGTGGCCAGTGGCGTCCTGACCAAGGTCACCGCGCGCAGCTTCGTCTTCGCCGATGTGAAGTTGCTGGAGGAGGGCCGAACCTGGCAACCGGCGGCCGGGGATGGCCTGTTCGTCGACCGCGCCGAGGTCCGCTACTGCCAGCTCATGTCCAGCGGAGGTGAGTGATGCTGCTCCGCGACGGCTCCATTGCGATGCCCGCCAGCGCGCTCGCCGAATTCAGTCCGCAGATCCAGAAGTCGTACTGGTACCCGATCTCCGACGGCGTCCAGCTCGAGCGCCAGTGGGCCTTCTACGGCGCGCTCTACCGCTACCAGCCCTGGGTGCGCACCGTCATCGACAAGCTCGCCTGGGCGCTGGCACGGCTGAGAATCGAGGCGTGGGAAGTCAATGACGACGACCAGCGGAAGAAGGCCCACGGCCCATTCGCGAAGCTGATCAAGAACCCGTGCCAAGAACTCTCGCCGATGGCCTTCTGGTTGTGGATCGAGACGACGATCGAGATCTACGGCGAAGCCTTCCTGGTGAAGGTCCGCGACGACAACGGCCGGACGATAAGCCTCCTTCCGCTGCATCCGTCCCGGACCACGGTCATGCGCGACGAGAACGGCCGCCGCAAGTACCTGTTCTCCACCGCGGCCACTTCGGCCGGAATGCTCGAGTTCGGCGAAGAAGACGTGATCCCGCTCCAGCTCTACTGCCCCGACGGCACCATGCGCGGCATGTCGCGGCTGGAAAGCCTTGCCAGCACGCTCATTTCGGAGGATTCCGGCCGGACCGCGACATCGAGTATGTGGCGCAACGCCGGTCGGCCGAACATCGTGCTGAGCTCCGACAAGGTCCTGGGCCGCGAGGGCAAGGCGCGGCTGCGCGAGAGCTTCGACGGCAACCACGCAGGCTCGATGAACGCGGGCAAGACGCTGGTCCTCGAGGACGGCATCAAGGCCACCTCCCTCCAGCTCACCGCGGTCGAAATGCAGTGGGTCGAATCCCGCAAGCTCAACAGGGAGGAAGTCTGCTCGGTCTTCGACGTGGCACCGCCGATGGTCCACATCCTCGACCGCGCAACGTTTTCCAACATCACCGAGCAGATGCGCAGCTTCTACCGCGACACCATGAGCTCCAAGCTGGAGTTCATCGAGGCGCAGATCGACTACTACCTCGCATCGGAGTTCGGCGACAACCTCGAGGCTCGCTTCGCCGTGGCCGAGATGCTGCGCGGCGACTACGAAACCCGCGCCGACAGCGTCCAGAAGCTCGTCCTCTCGGGCGTGATGAAGCCCGCCGAGGGGCGCGAAGTCATGGACCTGGACAAGGCCGGTCCCGAGGCCGACAAGCTGTACGCCAACGCGTCGGTGCAGCCCCTGGGCAAGCCCGCCGAGCGTGTCACCCTCACCGGCGCCATGGCGCCCGGTGGCGACCCGGACGGCATCCCGATCACCGGCCAGCCCAGCGGCACCAACCCGGCCGCGAACGCCGGGCCGGACGACTCGACGACCGCACCGCCCCCGCCGAAGTCGAACAAGTACGTGCGCGCGCTGCGCGGCGGCATCGGCCGCGGCAAGTCGCTCCAGGACGTGGCCGTCGATCTCGCCCAGCGCAACGCCGACGACCTCCAAGCCATTCTCGATTCGGCCTCGCTGATCCTGGCCGAGTAACCGCAGGTAGGACGCAGTGAACAACTCCATAACGAAGGCGATGGCCAGCGTCGTCGCCACCGATAGCGCCACCAACGGCCATTCGCTCGACGACGCACCGAACGGCGGCTTCATCGCCGTCCTGTCCACGCCCGCGCTCGATCGCGACGGCGACCGGCTGGCCACCAACGAGTGGAAGACGCCACTGCCGGACCACATCACCGTCGACATCGACCACGAGATGAGCGTCCGCGGCACCGTCGGGTCGGCGCGGCCGTTCATCGACGACGAAGGCCGGATGTGCATCGAGGCCCGCTTCGCCTCCACGGCCACGGCCCAGGAAGTCCGCACGCTGATCAACGAGGGCCACATCAAGACCGTGAGCGTGGCGTTCATGAACGACAAGGCCGCCGCGAAGGATGGAAAGCCCTCGCGCGAGCTGCTCAACGCGGGAATCGTCGCGATCCCGTCCAACCGTGAGGCGCTGATCCTCGACTCCAAGGCGGGCGCACGGAACTCCGCGGGCGACCGCGGCCTGATCCAGTCCATCCACGATGCCTCCGGCCAGCTCGGAGCCGCCTGCACTGACGCAGACGACACCGGCGCCACCGACGGCGCCAACATGCGCGGCGTCACCGAGGCAGAGACCAAGACCGGCACGGCCGAGGCCGTCCTCGACATGCCGGAATTCCTGAAGCGCCTGGGCGAACTCATCGCCGAGGCGCAGAAACCCGCCAGCCCGGAAGGCGCTGGCACGCCGCAAGATTCGCGCGACGAATCGGCTGCGACACCCGCCGATCCTCCCGCTGACGCCGCGCCGCAAGGCCCCGCTGACGCCGCAGGAGACGCCGCTGACGCCGCAGATGAGTCGGGAGATGACGTGGCCGCAGTGCAGGCCGAGCTCGAAGCCCGCCTCGCACTGCTCTCGCTCGCCGAGTCCGAGCTGAGCGATTCCCCCGAAATCCCCTGATACTCAAGGAGATCCCCATGGCGAACTCCGCCACTCTGAAGGCCCGCGGCGAACAGTTGCGCGCGGACTTCAAGACCATCAACGAGGACACCGCCCTCACCAACGCCGAGCGCGCCGAGAAGCTGGAGAAGCTGACCAAGGCCGTCACCGACCACGAGCTCGAGCTGAAGAACTCCGAGACCGCGCGGGCGCTGTCGGCGAAGCTGGGCACCGGCGAGGCCGCTGCCGAGATGGGCGCCGAGCAGGAGAAGGGCGGCCCGCGGTTCAAGTCGCTGGCCGAGCGCATCATGTCGCACGCCGACTTCAAGGACGCGCTCGACGCCTGCAATCCCGACGCCAAGCGCGCGGTTTCGAAGGCTTTCGAGATCGACATGAAGGACGCGTCGGCCGGTGCCAACCAGATGGGTGAGTCCATCTACGGCGCGGTCGGCCCGACTGCCCTCGGTCAGAATCCCTTCTTCCCGACTGGCGCCGCGGCGGCCGTCCTGCCGCCCACCTGGCTGCCGGGCATCGTGGAGCAGCGTTTCTACCCGCTGACCCTGGCGGACGTGATCCCCAGCTCGGCGATCAGCACCAACAACCTGAGCTACGTCGTCGAGACCGCGTTCACCAACAACGCCGCGGAGACGGCGGAAGGTGGCCAGTACCCCTACAGCTCCGTGAAGCTGGACCGGGTCTACGAGCAGCTGGGCAAGATCACCAACGCCGAGAAGCTGACCGACGAGACCATCGCCGACAGCGCGATGTTCCACAACTTCGCGACCGGCCGCCTGGTGCTGGGTGTCCAGCGCAAGGAGGAAGTCGCGATGCTGGCGGGCCAGGGTGCTGGCCAGGGCAACATCAACGGCCTGCTCAACCGCAGCACCGGCTTCACCGTGGCCAGCGGCTTCACCCCGGTCACCGCGAGCAATGTCAAGTTCCCGCCCACCGGCACCCCCGGCGCGGGCACCTCCTCGGAGACCGTCGCGACCCTGACCTACGGCCGCAAGATCGTCGGCGCGGGCACCGGCGTGTACCCGACCGCCTCGGCGCTGGCCGAGGGCCTGTTCATGGGCACCACCGACATCTGGCTGAATAGCTGGATCGCGCCGACGCACTACGTGCTGAACCCGCTGGACTGGCAGATCATCCGGCTTGCCAAGGACGCCAACGGCCAGTACTTCGGTGGCAGCTTCTTCGGCACCAACTACGGCCTGGGGCAGAGCTCCAGCGAAATGCTGTGGGGCAAGCCGGTCATCGTCACCCCGGCGATGCCGCAGGGCTCCGCGCTGATCGCCTCGTTCTCCCGCGAGGTGCTGGAGGCGTTCCGGCGCCAGGGCATCTCGGTCGAGATGACCAACACCAACGGCAACGACTTCGACCACGGCCTGTGGACGGTCCGCGCCCAGGTGCGCTCCGGTCTGGCCGTCTACCGCCCGGCCGCTTTCCAGCTGGTCCAGGTCGTCGTCGGTCCGTGATGAAGCCGCCCCGGCGGTGCCTGCTTTGCGCCGCCGCCGGGGCTGGCCTCCAGGAAGGAAATCCCCATGGCCACAAGCTATGTCGACCCCTACCACCAGTCGCTCATTCCCGCGATGCGCCAGATCTTCGGTGAGCAGTCCACCCTCGGCAATGACGAGGCAGAGGCCGAGGACGAGAAGCCGAAGACCGCGCGGACGAAGGTCGTCAAGGCCCCGGCCGCCGCAGCGCCGGAGAAGACCCAGGAAGGTGTCGAGACGAAGTGAGTTCCCTGGTCACAGGGAGTCCCACGCTCGATCCGTTCGAATACGCCTCGCAGCTGGTCCGCGGGTATTGCGGGATCTCGTTCGACTTCGTCGAGAACGACACCAAGATCCTCGATCCGCGGGCCGACGGCACGGTCCAGCTCCCCGAGACGCCGGTCACCGCCGTTTCGTCCGTCGAAGGATGGATGCCCGGCCAGACCGGCGTCTGGGACTGGCAGCCGATCACCTGGTACCGATGGCTCGACCGCGGCCTGCTCTACAACACCGCCTACATCGAAAGCCATGAGCTGCCGACGTGGGGGCCGGTGTGGCCGTGGGTACCTGGTGGGCTGAAGGTCGTCTACAGCCACGGATTCGCGGAGATTCCCGACGATATCGTGTCCGTCGTCACGCGCCTGGGCGCCCAGATCGCCGCCAACCCGCGCTGGGTGCAGTCGCGCAAGGTCGGCGAGGTCTCCACCGTCTTCTCCACCTCCGGCATCACGCTGCGAGACGAGGACAAGGCGGTGCTGGATCGCTATGCGGCCCAGGAGGTCTCGTGAGTGAGACCGACCTCGGCGGTCAGACGATCACCGTCCTCGTCCGCGCCGACACCGGCACTAAGGATGTCCTCGGCGTGCCGGTGCTGAACACGACGCCGACCGACCAGCCCGGATGCAGCGTGCAACCGCGCTACACCTCCGAGCACGAGTCGAGCGTCGACTTCACCCGGTCGATGTGGATCGTTTTCGCCCCGCCGTCGGCGCTGATTATGGCGCTCAAGGCCACGGATGCCGTCGAGTACCTCGGCGACACCTTCGAGGTCTACGGCGACCCGATGCCGTGGCCGGACGAGACCGGCGTCATCGACTACGTCCGCTTCGAGCTCCGCAAGGCGAGGGGGTGAGTCGTGCCCGCCAGCTACAAGATCGACGCGAACGTCTTCGCCGACTATCTGAAGAACTCCTCGGAGATGCACGCCAAGCTCGCCGAGATCGGCGCCGAGGCAGTGGAGATCTGGCAGGACAAGGCGCCGGTGAACAAAACCGGAAAGCCGCACACGTTGCCGAGTGGATACGTCGACAATCCAGGCGATTATCGCGATTCCATCCGCTACAAGATCATGCGCAATCCGACGCGTATGAAGGTGCGGATCATGGCGACCGATTACAAGGCGCACTGGATCGAATACGGCACCAAAAAGATGGAGGCCATGCACCCCATGGCCGACACGCGCGAGGAAATGATCAGCCGCGGATATCACCGTGAAGGCCGCGACGAGTGATTATCGACTCCGAAGTCTTCATGGTCGCCTATCTCTCGCCGCTGGGCAATGTGAGCGTGGAGCTCCCCAACGATCCTCCGCTGCCGTTCTACCAGCTCTGGCGTATCACCGGCTCCGACGACGGGGTCACCGATTGCGGCACTGTGCAGGTCAATATTTTCGGCGACTCACGAAATTCCGCCCGGATCGCCGCGCGAGAAATGCACGCGCGAATGCTGGCGCTGAGTCCGAAAATTACCGTCGAGACCGATAAAGGTCCGGCGTGTATCGACCATCGCCGGACAATTCTTGCTCCGGCTTACCTGGATTACCAGGACGAAAATCTCTGGCGATATGTCGCTCGATACGAGCTGGCCTCTCGTCTCACCTCTCAATCTCTTTAGGAGATTTCCATGACCGGATATGTCCTCTGGGACAATTTCTTCGGCGGCCGGGCCAACCGAATCACCAAGGCCCTCTACGGCTCGCTGCTGGTTCGCGACCACGAGGACGAGGCCACCGCCGTCGCGGCCTACTCGCCCTTCGATCCCGAGACCGGCAACCTGAGCCCCACCCTGCTCACCACCGACGGCTGGCGCGATGTCGGCCTGCTCGGCGAGAACGGCGTCAGCTTCACGCCGAAGTACACCACCGTCGACACCATGGTGTGGCAGAGCCGCCAGGCGCAGCGCACCGACGTCACCGTCGACCAGGAGGAGTGCGCGTTCCAGTGCGCGGAGTCCTCGGTGCTCGTGGACTACCTGAAGGAGAATCTGCCGCTGGCCGGAATGCCCGCCGACGGCACGATCGGCTACACCATCACCAAGTCCAAGGTGCCGCAGGTGGTTTACCGCCAGGTGCTGGCGCTCGGCGTGGACGGCAGCTCGGGCAACAACGAGTACTTCGGCACCCTGTACGCCCGCGCGCTGATGATCAAGCCGGAGAAGCAGGACTGGAACGCCAAGACCGAGATCCTGACCCCGCTGACCTTCGATTCCTACCCGGACCCGTTCTCCGGCTTCGCCGTTCGGCGCTTCCGTGAAGGTCCCGCGTGGCGGGCGTCCGGCGGCACCACCTCGGCACCCGGAACTCCGGTGGCGACCGCGGTGGCGGGCGCGAAGGCGACCCTCCAGTTCACGCCGCCGACCAGCGAAAACGGCCCGTTCACCTACAACGTGCTGAAGACCACCGGCGGCGTGATCACCCCGGTCACCGCGAGCAACGTCGTCGTCTCCTCGTCCTCGAGCTCGAGCGTGACGCTGACCATCTCCGGCCTGACCGCCTCAGAGGCCGACACCTTCACCGTCCAGGCGACCGGCTCCAACGGCTCGCAGTCGGTCCCGTCGACCGCGTCCAACTCGATCACGGTCCTGGCCTGATCTAGACCCCGCCGCGCAGATCTCTCGGCTGGCTGCGCGGCGGGGGTCACCCCCTTTCACAGCCGAGATTCCTTACAGCCGAGGAGTTTTCGAAATGGCAACCCGCAACGTCAAGCCGATGACCAACAAGCGCCTGTCGATCGCCGACTTCGAGGAGCAGGCGATGGCCGCCCTCGGTCAGCCTCCGGGCTACACCCTGATCCTCAGCGAGGACGAAAGCGTCCCCGACGTGCACATCCCGCACCCGTTGCTCGTCGCCGAGGATCGCCTCAAGGCGATTCAGGACGCGCAGTCCGGCGCCGACCTCGACACCGAGGAGATTGAGGACCCCGAGACCGGGCGCACCGTCACGGTCACCAAGTTCCCCCGCACCATCGACGGCAAGCCCGCCGACCCCGAGGCCGTCCGGCTGGCCCGCGCGGTCCTCGGCCCGGCCGAGCACAAGCGCTTCCTCGCCCATGGCGGCAAGTCGACGCACGTGGCGCTGGCCTGGGAGGCCATGGCCGCGGAGGTGCAGTCGATGGCCCCAAAACGCGGGAAGTAATCGAGGTACTCAAGGCGCACCCGCTCGAAGTGCAGTCTGATCTGTCCCGCTACCACGGTGTTCGCATCCGCGACTGGTGGCGGGGCAAGGTCAGCTCCCAGGAGCTCTACGCCTTCATCGTGAACCTCCCCGAGGACAGCGCGACGAAAACCGCTGCCCGCGACGGAGACTGGCACGAGGACAAGTACCTCGCGGTCCGGCTCATCAACGAATTGCTCTGCTACCGCGCGGATTTCATCTCCGCGAACGGCGGCGAGTTCAAGCCGAACCTCATCCTGTCGCCCAAGCAGATCGAGGCCAAGCGCGCCGAGCGCCAGCAGTACCTCGACCTGCGAACGCTGATGCTCGCGCAGATGCGCGGCGAATTCGTACCCCCGAAGCGATCTGTGCGCTTCGAAACCGAGGACCGCAAGGGCGACGGCATCCAAGGGCCACCGGCAACGAGATAGCAAGGCGGTGAACCGTGTCCGGAAATGGCGTGTTTTTCGACGTAATCCCCAAGCTCGAGATGAAGATCTTCGAAGCGCAGATGGGATCGGCCACTCGACGGGCTGAAACTGCGGCCAACGAGATGGTCCGCGCCATTTCCGGGCATGACTACTTCGCCGCGCCGACGACGCAGCTCGACCGCTACGTCGCCCGCATGGAAACCCAGATGCGCTCGGCCAACTCGATCATGGATCGGACCGAGGAGCGCCAGATCCAGGCGGCCGAGCGCGTCGAGGCGGCCGAGAAGCGCAAGAACGCCGCTATCAAGAACAGCGAGGAAGTCCTCGCCAAGACTCGCGACGAGAACTCTGCCCGCTACCTGCGCGCCCTGGCGACGCAGACCAGGGCAGAGAACGAGCTCGCCGCCGCGACGCGCGAGCACAGCGCCGCCTCCGCGGCTTTCGTGACGGCCCAGCGCGGCCACGAGGAGGCAACCCGTCGCCAGGAGGAGGCCACCGTCGCCGCGGCCGGTGCGATGGGACGCTTCGGCACCGCCGCCGCCAACACCACCATGGCCGTCGGCGTCGGCCTCGCCGGGGCGTTCGCCGTCGGCGCCAGCCGGGCCGCGGACCTGGAGAAGGGCCTGAACCTGCTCGTCACCGGCGCCGGTGAGAGCAGCAAGAACCTCGACGGCCTGCGCAAGGGTGTCCTCGATCTCCAGGCGCAGTGGGGCACCTCGGCCAACGAGCAGTCCAAGGCGTTGCTGCTGATCGAGCGCGCGGGATACCACGGCGCCGATGCCCTCAAGGTCCTCACCGCGGGCGTCCAGGCCGCCAAGGCCGAAGGCTCCGACCTGTCCACGGTCGTCGACCAGCTGACGACCACGATGCACGACTTCGCCGGATCTCGGGTCGGCAACTTCGCCATCTCGCTCGACAACGTCAACGGTGTCATGTCGGTCGGCGTCGAGACCGCGCGCCTGTCGAAGACCACGCTGGAGGAGTACGCCCGCGCGATCGGCACCGTCGAGGAGACGGCCAAGAACGCGGGCATGAACATTTCTGGTCTCAACGCCGCCTTCGCGACGATGACCCAGCACGGCATCTCGGCGCAGAACGCGAGCCAGATGCTCCAGCACGGCATCATGACGCTCCAGTCGCCGCAGGGGCCGCAGCAGGCGGTGCTGAATCAGTTCGGCATTTCAACTCGCCAGGTCCAGCAATGGCTCGCCGACCCCGATGTGCAGCTCGGCGGCGCGATCGAAAATATCAACAAGGCGATCGAGAAGAAGACCGACAAGAAGACCGGAATCGTCCACATCGACCCGAATATGGTGTCGATCGACGCAAAGGCCGCCCTTGCCGCTCAAGTGCAGGCAATGGACCCGCTCCAGCGCGCCGTGGTGGAGAGATTCCAGGGCAAGGGCGAAGTCAACGGCGAGTCCTTCAACAAGGTCCTCAATAGCCTCCAGGAAGGCGAGCGCAAAAAGCTCATCACGTGGCGATCGACCTACGACAACCTCACCGGATTCAACAAAATGCTCGCCAAGGGGCAGAACCCGGATATGTCGGTCGAGCAGGTCATGAAAATGATCTACGGCGACCAGGTCACCACCAAAGACGCCATGAACCTGCTCGACGAGGACCCGCAGGTCGGCTACCGCCAGACCAAGGAGAAGCTCGACCTCGCCGCCAGGGGCATCGACCCGAACAAGCACGTCGAAGGCGCCGACCAGTCGCAGCAGTCTCTACGCGCGCAGCTGGCGGACCTCCGCGGCGCCCTGAACACCAACCTCACCGACCTCGGCGAGGCGACGCAGGGGCCGCTGACGAAGTTCGTCCACATGCTGGTCGACGCCGCCCAGCTGCTGCACGGCCACAGCGACGCGCTCCAGTGGGCCGGTCTCGGCACCATGGGCCTTGCCGCCGGGCTGGGCGTCATCAAGGGCGGCAACGCCCTCGGCAACCTGTTCGGCTACGAGAAGAACGCCTTCGGCCGCAAGGTCGGCCAGGGCATCGGCGCCACCGTCAGGGGCACCGGCCGCGGCATCGCCGCGACGACCCGCGGCATCGGCACCGGCACGAACGCCGCCATCGCCGCAGCGCGCAACGCGCGCAGCTCCGACACCGCCCTCTACCTCCAGGGCGCTGCTCTCAACGGCATGGACGCCGCCCGCAACGCTCGCGACGCTGCGCGCACCCGGCGAGAGCACGCCGCATTCCTGGAGGAGGAGGAACGGCCCAGCCGGTTCGCCCGCGCTGGCCGTTGGGGAGCCCGCGCCGGTGTCGTCGCCGCGCCGCTGGCCCTCATGGCGTTGACCGCGGGCGCCGCGCACGCCGACGACGGCTCCGGCGGTGGTGGCGGCATGACCGACATGGCGATGATGGCCATGACCGCGCTACCCGCGCTGCCGATGCTCGGCGGTGCCGCGAAGGGTGTCGGCAAGGGCGCCTCGGCGCTCGGGGAAGGCGCCAAGGCGGGCCTGGAGGCCATCTCCAGCGCAGGCAAGGGCGCGATGACCACCCTGACCGGCGTTACGAAGTCAGTCACCGAGCTGCCGAAGCTGTTCAAGGGCGTGACATCGGCGGTGAAGGACTGGACCGCGGTCCAGTGGCTGCTCGACGCCGCGATGGACGCCAACCCGATCGGCATTGCCGTCGTCGCAATCGCCGCGCTGACCGCAGGCATCATCTACGCCTACAACCACAGCGAGAAATTCCGCGAAATCGTGAATGGCGCCCTTTCGGCGGTCGGAAACGCATTCAAGTCGACCTACGACGGATTCGTAAAGCCATTCTTCGACGATTTTAAGCGGATTTTCTCCGATGTGTGGGATTTCGCGAAGAATACCTTCGGATTCTGGAAGGATTTGCTGACCGGCGATTTCTCCGGCGCCTGGGACCACGCGAAGACGCTGGTCGGCGACGCAGTCGACGGAGTGAAGGCTTCCCTCGGAGTTCTCGGAACGGCGATCCACGATGTCTATTCGGTCACCCTCGAGCCGGTGGTGAATTCCATCGGAAAGGCCCTCGGCAAAGTCCGCGATTTCTTCGGAAATACGGTCTCGTGGGTCAAGACCGAGTGGGGAAAGCTGGAGTCGATCGCCTCGAAGCCGATTAAGTGGATCGTCGAGCACGTCTACGACGGCGGCATCCGGCCCGTCTGGAACAAGATCGACAGCGTCTTCGGTGGCCACCACCAGCTCGCCTCGGTCAGCTTCAAGGCGGCCGGTGGCGGCGTCTGGACCGGGCCGGGCACGATCCCCGGCTACGCGCCAGGCATCGACAACGTCAACGCGATCCTGTCGCCTGGCGAGTCCGTGCTCACGCCCGAGGCGTCCAAGGAGCTCGGCTACGGCACAATCGTGGAGCTCAATCGGAAGTCGGGGCGCCGGTCGGCCAACGATCAGATGGGCCAGCCCATTCGCGCGGCCGGTGGTTTCCTCGGGGATCTCGGCGGCTGGGTCGGTTCGGCCTGGGACGGCGTGAAGGATGCCGCAGGCTTCACCACGAAGCTGCTCGGCAACCCGGTCAACGCGGTCAAGTCGCTGTTCTCGAAGGTGATCGGCGAGACCAACGCCACTCCCGGCGATTCGTCGAAGTGGCGCACGATGCTCACCGACATCCCGAAGCACTTCGTGTCGCACGCGATCGAGACGGCCAAGGGCTGGATCGGCATGGGGCGCAAGGCCGTTGGCGGTGCCATGGCCAGCGTGCCGTGGGTCGGCAACGGCGATGTCGACGCCTGGATCGCGCAGGCCATGAGCATCACCGGCGTCGATGCGCACTGGGCTCCGCGGCTTCGCACCATCATCGGTCGCGAGTCGCGCGGCAACCCGAACGCCATCAACAACTGGGACAGCAACGCCGCGGCGGGAGATCCCTCGCGCGGCCTGATGCAGACCATCGGGTCGACGTTCCGGGCGTACCGCGATCCGCGATTGTCCGACAACATTTATGACCCGGTGTCGAACATCGTCGCAGGTATCCGGTACATCCAGGCCCGCTACGGCGACATCGACAACGTCCAGCAGGCGCACCCGGAATTGCCTCCCAAGGGCTACGCCGGTGGTGGTATCGAAAGCCCGGATCACCACCTGAGCGAGAAGCAGAAGGATGCGCAGTCCGGCCGCACGACGGCCTCGCCGAAGCTTCCCGGCCAGGTCGCTGGCGGCGACCGTACCGCGATCGAGCGCGCCTGGGCCTACATCAAGTCGGTGGCGGGCACGCCCTACGAACTCGGGCAGCTCGACTGCTCAATGTTCATGTCCGGCATCTACCAGGCGCTCCTCGGCCGCAACACCGCGGTCCGCGCGTTCAACACGATGTCGGACTTCGCGGCGCTGGGCTTCCGGCGCGGCCTGGGCGGCATCTTCAACATCGGCGTCCTGGCCAAGCCGGGTGCCGCGGGGCACATGGCGGGCACCTTTGACGGCCAGAACGTCGAATCCGGTGGGGCGCACAACAATGTGGCCTACGGACCCGAGGCCGCTGGCGCCGCTGACGCGCAGTTCCCGGACAAGTGGTACCTGCCCGGCAGCCTGTTCTCGCCGCCGTACAAGGGCGAGGGCGCCAAGCCCACCGAGGGGCAGAGCCAGGCGAACAAGCTGCACACCAAGGCCCACAAGCTGCGCAGCTCGATCACCAAACTCCAGGGCGAGGAGAAGCGCGCCAACGACGCCGCCAAGACCCACGACGACGCCGCCGCCAAGGCAGACGCCGACGCGGCGAAGTACGACGCCAAGGCCGCGACCCAGTTCCTGGAGGCCGACAAGAAGAAGGCGCAGGAGCAGGCACAGAAGGCGCGTGAGCGTGCCCAGCGAGCCCGTGCCGCGGCCCAGAAGGACCGCGACCGGGCGGGCATCTATCACCAGCGCGCCCAGGACGCCCAGGTGCAGGCCGACCAGGCCGACCAGGACGCCGGTGTCGCTTGGAAGTCGCCGAAGCAGCAGGGCAAGAAGGATGGAGAGAACTCCGATCCGAACCATTTGATCACGCCGAAGGAGGCGGCCGAGAAGGCCGCTGGCATCGCCGTGGACGGATTGTTCGAAACGTTCGGACTCCAGGACACGCTGTTCGCCGACCCGAACAAGAGCTACCTGCTCCGTGTCGGTAACGCCGTCCTCAACCCCTTCGCGAAGGTGCCGCAGGATGACCAGAAGGATCAGGAGGACGCCGAGGGGAGCGAATCCAGCGACCCGACCGACCTCAGCGACACCGGACTCGACGACGACTCCTCGTCGGACTCGGGTGGTCTCGACGATTCGTCGGGTCTCGACGATATGGCCGGTGCCGACGATTCATTGAATCCCGACACCGACACCAGCGACGAAGACAGCGACAGTCCGCCAGATCTACCCGACCCCGGTCCGGGTGATGTGCCGAACCAGGACGACAACGATGGCGGCTGGGGTAAGCCCGCGGACAAGGACAAGAACAATCCGAGTCTGGGAGCCTTCCCGAAGCCAGACTGGCTGCCTGGGCCAGATGGCAGCACAACGCCGCTCGCACCTGGCACTCCGCCCGCCAACGGCGGCTTGGCGCAGACGCTGATGGACCTCATCGGCGTCAAACCGCAGCTGCACGACAACGGCGGCCTGCTCCAGCCGGGTCTCACGCTCGTCAACAACGCCACCGGCGTGCCGGAGGCAGTGCTGGCGCCGCGCGAGAAGGCCAACCTCGAAACGATCGCCCGCGGCGGCGGCCACCCCTTCCTGGACGGCCACGCACCGCGGTCCTGGGTGCATATCGAACACCTGCACCAGGGCAGTAGCGAGGACGGTCACGACATCGGCCGCCGGATCGCCCGTGAGATGAACGCATATGCAGGAGGAGGTGCCAGGTGACCGCCTATACAGTGCCGAGCCCGCCGAACCTATGGCAGACCAATTCCCTTCTGGCCGACAACGAGTCGATCGTCGTCTGGATCGGTGCCGACGGTTCGCGGTGGCCACTGTCGGGCGGCCTGGCGACCATGCCCGGCGTGCAGCCCGGCGTCGTTCTTCAGAGCGTCGCCGGGCTGCTGGGCAGCTTCAAACACTTGGATCAGCAAGGCGCCCGGCAGGACGGTGTCACCTACGAGGACACCGTCTGGGACCCCACCGAGGTCGACCTTGGCATCAATATCTCCGGCCGGACGCCGCGCGAGTTCCGCCTCACGATGCACAACTGGATCGACTCCTGGGACACCCGCACCACCGGGCGCCTGTCGTGGTTCACGCGCGAGTTCGGCGAGTGGTGGATCGACCTGCGCGCCCAGAAGCTGCCCGCCTCGGTGTTGAAGCTGGCGCCCGCTGGGGTGACCACCTGGGACACGAATTGGGTTGCGCGCGCCGACTTCCCGTTCTGGAGCTCGACCGATTCGGTGTCCCAGCTGGTCGCGATCAACCCCATCACGCTCGTCGACCCGGCGGGGATCAACCCCGCGGGCTGGCTCCCGTTGTGGAACAGGGGCGATCAGGACGGCTGGCCGACGCACATCCTCCAAGGGCCTGGCACCTTCACGATGGGCGACGGCGTCAGCTCGAATCAGATCGTCTTCGGGCCGGTGCCCGCGGGTGTGCAGGTGCAGATCGTCACCCTGCCGCGTATCCGCACCATCCAGGAAATCAACACCGGCGCAAACCTTTACGACCTGCTCCAAGGGCGCTTCACCGTCCCGATCCCGCGGGGCCAGGCGGTGCACATCGCGTGCTCGGTCACCGGCGCCCAGGCCGGTCTGACAAAGATCATTTCGACGCTGACTCCGTACCGTCGCTACCCGGAGTGACCGTCGGCGTGGTACGGTCCCGGATACAAGTCGGCCCCGGTCGGTGTTGGTAGCACCTTCCAGGGCCTGGGCGGAATCTGGGCCTTAGAACCTAGCAGACTCGCGCCGTAGGGAGCACCCTACCAACGATTCTGGCAGTTTTGCCACCTTCCCCCACCTTGGTCGCTGCGCCCGTAGGCACCAACACGGGTGACACGCCTTGCCCGCGTGGTCGTCGCCCGTCAGATGGGCCACTGCACCAATTCCGATGACACAGAGTCGCGCGTAAAGGCGGACTCGGAGTGCTCCGGCGTGGCTGCCGGACGGACCATGGGCGGCACCCGGATTCCCCGAGCTCTGCGCCCATGGCCGGACTCTGTGCAGTATCCCAGTCCCGGCAGGCCGAGTAATCCCCGTGCCTGCGTGCATACCAAGCGACCGTAGCGACCAACCGACCGGCGTGACACGCGTCAAGGGTGCATCCGTACTTCGCGGTACCGGGGTGCCCCTGCGCTTCCCTTCGCTTCCCGCTCTCCCAGCGTAAGCCCTTCCAGCCGGTCACGGCTGCGAATAGCGCTGCGCTACAACTTAATTCGCAGGGGGTCAGTTGCTAGACCTCGATACCCTCGACGCCCGCAAGGTTCGCCGCGCGGCCGAGCTCGCTCTCAAGCAGAAGGCCGACACCGAGGCCATCGGCAAGCCGAAGTTCCTGATCGAGATCTTCGACAACGTCTACGGCAAACAGGGCGAGATCACCGACTACATCAGCACGACCGTCACCTGGAAGAAGAACGCGGCCTCGGGCGGCACGATCGTCCTCAAGGGCTCCGACGCCTGGGGCGAGTACGCCCGGCGGTGCCGGACGACCGTCGTGCCGATCATCATCACCGTCAACGGGTACAGGTGGACCGGCCGCGTCGACACCGCCTCCTGGGACCTGGTCGACGGCGTCGCGACCTACACACTGCAATTGATCAGCGATTGGCAGTGGTTCCACCGGGTGCTCGTATGGCCCAATTTTGCGTTCCCGATCGAATTCCAGTGGCCGAAAGAGGCCATATACATCGGTCCGGCCTGCACTGTCCTCGCCACGATGACATTCGAGCAAGCAATTCGATTGCAATTCGGCCTCTGGGAAATCGTCAACAATATCCTCAATCCGGCCGCCTGGTTCGCCTCGGCAATGATGAAAGAGGGCCTGCTCACGCCGCTCGCGGTGGTGCCGGTCAATCCATTGACCGACACCTCGAAATGGGTGGCGATATCGGGCCGGATGGATTCGATCGCGACGCTGGCCGAGCAGGTGTGCAAGGACAACGGCATCGACATGTCGGCGACCGCATGGTTGCCCGGCGACGAGCAGCCCGCGCCCGATTGGTACACCCTCACCGACGCGTGCATCGTCATCCGCTTCGTCGACAAATCCGGCGTCACCGGCCCGACGGGCACGATTATCGACGGCCTGATAAAGGACGCGGTCGATATCGCGGACTCGGTACTCGGCGAGGTCCTGGACCCGCTCGCGGACTCCGAATACCGGCCCGAGGGCATCAACCTCGCCCCGGCGCTCGGCGTCAACTGGCAGCGCCCGTGGACGGTCCTGCTCCCGGATGTGCCCAGGTCAGGACTCAAAGAGTGCCACATCACCGAGCATCACCCGCTGGCCTACACGGTCATCGGCGGCGGCCGATCGCCGCAGTGGGTCAACCAGCTCATCGACGTGATTATCGAGACGTTGATGTCGCAGTTGCTCATGGCACTCGGCGCCTCCGGTATCGCTCCGACACTTCTCGACGGATTCCTGGACAACGTCGTGCTCGCATTCCAGGAAGTCGAGAACGCGGCCCGGCGATACAAACTCGGCCCATTCGGATTCCCGGAATATTTCACCGGCACCGGTTCTACGGCGTATACCCTGGACGAATTTTTCGCTCTCGAAATAGCGATGTGGGAAACCCGTGGTTATTCGAGCTGCCAGGCGGTGATGTACGACTCGGTGCCATACAGCCTGGGACGGGACTATCAGCACGGCGACCTCATGTCGTGGATTCACGAGGGAATGCTCTACACGGACTACATCACCGAAATCACCGCCACCGACGATCGCAACAAGCGCGTCGAGGTGCTGACGAAAATCGGTGACGGCAGCGCGCAGGAAAGCCCGTGGGCGAAACTCCAGCGCCGCCTCCAGGCCGCCGAGAACGCCATGCAGATCGCCCTTCTCAGCTCGAACTAAGACGGCGGTAATTCATGCCTTACACAGTCAATTCCGACGGCAGTATCACCTGGCAGGGCACCGTCACCTTCTCGGCGTCCTCCGACCCCTTCGCCACCGGCGTCGCCACCCTGACGCTGACGCCCTCCGGCGGCGTGAGCAACCTGCCCGCGCTGGTCAACGGCGACCCCGGCCTGCCGCCGACGTTCCGCAACGTGACCGTTCACCAAGTCGCCTACGGCACAACGCCTCCCGCGTCGACATCGACTCTGGTGTCGCCGGGCGGGCCGGGCGTCGCCTCGGTGTACGACCTGGATCTCTACGTCAACTCCGGCCAGCAGGGCGCCGCGGGCACCAACGCCGCGGTGCTGGCGGCCTCCGACGTGGTCGTCACCGGCATCGCCGACGGCTGGACGCTGGTCTACAACGCCAGCACGTCGAAACTCGTTGCCCAGCAGCCCAAGCGCGTCATCGGCCCGTTCATCTCGAGCTCGATCACGGCCTACAACGGCAACGCCGCGAGCACCACCGTCGCCTCGATCGGCGTCCCGGCCCAGCCATGGGCCTGGCGCCCGCGCGTGCACGCGCACTTCTACGTGACCGGCACCGCCAACACCCACATCGACGCCCTGGTCCGGCTCAACGATCCCAGCGCGGGCGACATCGTCGGCATGGCGCTGGGGCTCACCGGCGCCGTCAGCGACCGCCTGATCGTCGGCCAGCACTTCGGCGCGGCCGTCTCGGGCACCAGCACCTACGGCCAGGTCGCCGCGGGCGCCAGCGCGACGCTGTACCTGCTCGCCAGCCAGACCGCCTCCACCTCCGACAACTGGCAGACGCTGGCCACCAACGGCCAGTTCGTGGTCGAAGTGATACCGAGCTGATGGCGCTGTCACCGCTGTTCATCGACGCCTTCGGCGAGGCGGCGATGGACCTCATCGGCGCGCAGGTATGCGACTTCATCACCGGCGCCACCGGCGGCTGGATCAACCTGTCCACCTGGTCGGCGCAGTTGCGCAGCGACGCCACCACCGCGTTCAACAACGCCGCGGCGGCCCAGGCCAACGTCTCCACGATCGCCACCGGCGTCACCGGCAACATCACCGGCTCCACGGCATCGTCGAACGCCAACGATGTCGGCACTTCGGTGGCGGTGCTCAACAACACGGTGCAGGCCAGCAGCCAGCCGCCGCAGACCGTCATCGTCACCACGACGCAGAATGTGAACATCCCGACCGGCTGCCGGTCGGTGGTCATGAATATTTTCGGCGCTGGCGGCGGCGGCGCGCGCGGCAACTCGGTCTCCGGCTCCGGCCTGGCCGGGGGCGGCGGCGGGGTCGGCGGCTGGCAGAAGAACATCAGCCTGCCCGCGTACGCCCTGACCTCCACCCTGCACTGCGTCGTCGGCATCGCGGGCCAGGGCGGCACCCTCGACAACCACGCCGGATCGGCCGGTGGCGACTCCTACGTCGCCTCCAGCGACGGCTCGACCGTCTACTGCCGCGCCACCGGCGGCGGCGGCGGCCTGCCCCAGAGCTCCGGCAGTTCCAACCCGGACTTCGGCCCGCTCACCGGCGCGGCCGGATCGGGCAACGGCGTCTCCGACCTGCCCGGCAAGAGTGCTGGCCATGGCGGCATCTACAACCTCGCCGCGGCCACAGCCGGTGCTGGCGGCCTCAACGTCAACGGCGGCGCCGCGGGCGCCCAGGGCGGCAATCCTGGCCTCGACGGCTCCGACGACACCTCCACCTTGATCCCCGGCAACGGCGGCTCCGGTGGTGGCGGCGGCTCCGGCGGCGGCTCCGGTGACGGCGGCCATGGCGGCAAGGGCGGCCATCCCGGCGGCGCTGGCGGCGGCGGGGGAGCGTTCTACGCCTTCGGCTCCAACGGCAACGGGGCCGATGCGGCCGACGGAGAGATCTGGCTGACTTTCGTTTTCTGACAAGGGATTTCGCATGGTTTACATGCCGGACTGGCACTGCCCGACCTGCAAGCGGTTCTCCATCCTCGGCGGTGCCGACGTGGCGCAGTCGAACTTCGACAAGCAGCAACAGCGCATCGCCGAGCACACCAAGCTGCACACCGCGCAGCTGGCCGAACACGACGGCGATCACGAGGCGCTGAAGCTGCGCATCCAGACCCCGGCCCTGCACGCCGCACTGGCGGCGATGCCTGTGCCCGAACCCGACACCGAGGAGGTACCCGATGACGGACTCACTTTGGAGTGACGTATCGGAATGGCAAGCGCCAGTGGACGATTCGTACCCCTACGAGGTCCTGGCCATCCGCGCCGACGACGGCACCTACGTCGACCGCGTCTTCAACCACAACTACGCCTGGGGTTGCAACGCCCTGGACTCCGGCCGCCTCCAGGCGCTGCTGATCTACTCGGTCTACCGGCCGAACTGGGGCGAGACCGTCGACACGCTCAAGCGCACCGTCGGCGACCCGCACCAGGGCACCGCGTTCATGATCGACGCGGAGAGCTGGGGCGGCCAGATCCGGGGCGACAACTCCGACGGCCTCAACCACATGTACTGGGGGATCACCGACTGGCTGGGCACCTCCGGCCGCCAAGGCCCGCGGCGCGTCTGCGGCTACGGCAACGTGAGCGACCTCAACGAGCTGTGGCCGACCCGGCCGGACCACTGCCCGCTCATCATCGCCGCCTACGGCAGCAATTCCGACTACCCCGACAAGTTGGGGCACCAGTTCACCGACGGCGTCTACGGCGGCCCGATCTACGTGCCGCCCTTCGGCATGGCCGACGTGAACAGCGCCGACGGCTACGACGCAGCTGCGCTCAAAGCCGCCCTCGGCATCACCTTCGACCCCGCCGCACCGACCGCCCCAGGAGGCATCATGGCGACCCTCGACCAGGACGACATCAACGCCATCACGGCCAGCGTGACCAAGTGGCTCGCCGACTACATCGCCGGTTTCGTCGGCCCGATCGGCCACGACGTGAAGCGCGTCGCCGATGCCCTCGGCCTGGCGCGCGACGATGCCGGATTCGACGCCAAGGCGCCCGGCAAGCCGCAGGGCGGCAATCGGTCCCTCTACGACCTGATCGCCGCGCAGGCCAACCGCGCGGGCGTGCCCGGCACCACCGACACCAACCCGACGGGAGCTGCGCAGTGAACATCTCCCCCTACTACAAGGCCGTCATCGCTGGCGTCTCCCAGATCGGCATCGCCGTCACCGGCGTCGTCTCGCTCGCCGAGCTCGTGCCCGGCGACAACGCCGTGGCCGCAACGGTCGTCGGCGTCGGCATGAGCGCTCTCGCCATCCTCGGCACCGTCGGCACCTTCCTGGTCCGCAACGAGCCCGCCATCGAGACCGCGGTCAACGAGGGCGTGGCGGCCGGTGAGGACGTGTGGCGCGAGCTCCGCGCGATCAAGGACCACCAGGCGCGCACGCCGACCCCGCTCGTCGAGCCGTACAAGGCCGTCGCCCCCACCGCGCAGCCCGTCAGCACCGCCCCGGCCGTCACGCCGATCAACGTGGCCGTGTCGGCGGCCACCGCGGTCGAAGACGTTGCCGCCGCGCTAGCCCGCTACGGCGTTCGGTGAGCGCGGAGGAGTGGATCTCGGCAGTTGGGGGAGTGGTAGGCGGCGGCGCGGGGCTGGAGATGATCCGGTTCACCGGCCGCCGCCTGGCCGCCCGCCGTCGGCGCCTCTATCCGACCGAGGCCGAGATCCGTCACGACAACATCGAAGTCGTCGAGCAGAACCGCACGATCGCCCAGGCCGAGCTCGAGATGGCGCGCCAGGTCAACGGCATGGCCATGGAGACCCTGCGCGGCTATCAGGGCGAGCTGGCCAACTTCGGCGCGCGCGTCACCGCGATGGAGATCAAGCTCGCCGCCTCCGAGACCGAACAGACGCGCCTGAAGGGCCTGCTGCGCCAGGCCGTTTCGGTGCTGCGCGACTTCATGGACATCGCCGCCGAGCACGACATCCCCGCCCCCGAGATCCCGGAAGACCTCAAGGCGGAAATCGAGAAGGGGTAGCCCCGTGAGCATCCCGGCCAACGTCATCGCCGTCGAAGTGTCGGCCATGCCGTCGACCGTCGGCGGCGTCCGATCGGCGACGATCAACATCACGCCGACACGCGACCTGGTCTGGGCCGCCACCGGCCAGCACCTCTCGTCGATGTGCAACATCCGGCCCGCGGTCGGCTGGGCGCTACTGCCCGCCGTCGACCAGATCGGCTTCGTCACCCCCGACACCGGCATCGGCGTCACCAACTGGTCCTACCTGGTCACCGTGACCTGGGTCGAAGACAACGGCACCACCCTCACCGAATCCGGTGTGATCCAGCCGTTTTCGAACCAGAGCGTCATCTACCTGACCAACGGGTCCGACGGCAACCTCGTCGAGCCGCAGGACTACCCGGTCGGTGGCGTGGCCATCAACGGCATCGTCGTCAACTACGCTGACCTGCCGACCACCGGCCTGGTCACCGGCCTGACCTACTACGTCCGCAACGACGACCTGGTCTACGTCTGGACCGGCGCCTGGCCCGCGCAGGGCCAGGGCTTCAAGATCGGCTCGCCGCCCGGCCGGTGGTGGACCGGCACCGGCGCCCCCACCGTCACCTCGGTCCCACTGGCGCGCGACTTCGACCTCTACCTCGACACCACGCCCTCCGCGGGCAACGTGTGGCAGCTCAACGCCGGGGTCTGGACCGAGCTGACCTCGATCCGGGGGCCGGTCGGCGCGAATGCGCAGTGGTACACCGGCTCCGGCGCGCCGGGCACGATCTCCGGCAGCAACGACGGCGACATGTACCTCGACACGAGCGGTAACGGCAACGTCTACCACTACTCCGGCGGCGCATGGTCCTTCGTCACGTCGATCCGCGGCGCGGCGGGCACCAACGGCACCAACGGGACGAACGGCACCTCGGCGCACTGGTGGACCGGCTCTGGCGCCCCCGGCACCGTGAGTGGCTCGATCGACGGCGACATGTACCTCGACACCGCGACGAGCAACGTCTATCAGAAGGCTTCCGGCTCATGGTCATCGGTGGCGTCGATCCGCGGCACCGCGGGCACGAACGGCACATCCTCGACCTGGCGCACCGGCTCCGGCGTGCCGAGCAACGCCACCGGTGTCGACGGCGACATGTACCTCCGCACCGCCACCGGCGACGTGTACCAGCGTCAGTCCGGCGCCTACACCCTGCTGGCCAACATCACCGGCCCGCAAGGTCCCGCCGCCGCCGACGCGACGAGCTCGACGAAGGGCATCCTCCAGCTCACCGGTGACCTCGGCGGCACCGCGGCGTCGCCGACCGTTCCGGGCCTGGCGACGAAGGCGAACGTGCTCACGGCGACCGGCGTCAAGACCGCGGCCTACACCGCGGCCGTCGGCGACCTGATCCCCGCGGACGCCACCGGCGGCGCCTTCACGATCACCCTGCCGTCGGCGCCCGCCGACAAGAGCCGGATCACAATCAAGAAGATTGACAGCTCGGCCAACGCCGTCACCCTCGCCTGCGTCGGGTCGGACGTGTTCAACAAGGCGAGCGGCCCGACAACGCTGACCATGGCACTCCAGAACACCTCGGTGACACTGCAATACGCCTCGGCCGCGGCGATCTGGTACGCCGTCGTCAACGACACTCCGATGTCGTCGCTGGACACCCGGTACGCGCCACTGGCCAGCCCGGCCCTGACTGGATCGCCGACCGCGCCGACGCCGACCACCGGCGACAGCTCGACGAAACTGGCCACCACGGCCTTCGTCCAGACTGCGGCGCTCGTCACTGGCGGCACCGCGGCGATGCAGCCGTCGAAGACCTCGGCCTACACCGCCGCGCCGTGCAAGTT